GCCGAGTATTGGAAAGAGGGAGCCACAGCGACAGCGTAGGCCACCCCGACCCACCCCCGAAATCGGGCTCTGGGTCACTAGCGGGTAGCGGAATAAAAAAAAGTATGGGACCCACCCCTCCCCCACCAAATTTTTTTACAGGGTCATGGGGCCCCCTTACCCACCCCCAATATCTTTAAGGTCACAAATTGTGACCACCCCCCTGCAATTATTTTTGCGTATCCCCCGCCGGGGGGTATGGGAATTTAATGAGGGCATTAGTGATTGATCCTTGCTGCCAGCCTCAGATTTATGAGGAGACGGTGACGGGCTCGACCAAGGGGATTGTGGAAATCCTGCGTGGTTCGCCCGAGCCTGTCCGGATCAATGACAATGAAATCATGTATGTGAACGAGGAGGCCCTGATGGACAGCGATTGCTTGGGTGGGTTTATTGTGATGGAAAAGGGCGAGGACGACATTTTGGTCATGAAGCGGTTTATTGGGCGGGCGGTGATCCTTGGGATTGGCAAGACCGGCAGGACCAAGTCGACCTCGCTGCAGCTTTTGGATTTAAGCCGGCGGGTATGTGTGCTGCCGGGCAAGCGGGTTGGGCCCAAGCTTTTCAAATGAGGCTGGCTTTGGCTTGGATCCTTTATTTTGCCGGGGACGTCGTTTCCAAGACGATATTGCGTCTGGGTATCGGCTACGGGATCTACAGCTGGCTGATGGGCAAATCCGTGGATCTGGACGACAAGGACCGTATATGGAAGCCGGTCGCCAAACGCTAATGGCCTTCTTTGCGCCGTAAAAATGCCTTAAAATTCGGTTCGCCTCCGGATAGGGTCAGGACAGCACCCCGCCCCTCTCAAGCCCATTATAGGCCTTTATAAGCCTATTAGCTGACATTATAAATTGACCATGCTTGGTCGAATAAGCTTGACCACTAGACCACGTCCCCTCCCCTGTACCCCACCCCGCTTTAGCGGGTAGCCATAACGCAAAAGCAAAGTCTCTTCATTGATTTTCAAATTAAAAATTGAGTCGTCGTTTACGCGTACACGGCAACTTCATATAGCGTTGGAGTGATGAGAAAGGGAAAGGAGAGCCAAGGAGGCAAAGTCAGGGATGGGGGTTCCAAGGGGGAAGGGAAACAGCTAGGGTAATTGCATTCATGAAAGCCATACTGATCGACCCTCAAGGGAAACCGCCCGTCAGCGAAATCGAAGTCGAAAATGAATTGGAGCCGCTCCAGAAAATGGTCGGCGGCTATCTGGAGGCCCACCGGCTGGAAGGCGGCGATGTCCTCCTTGTGGACGAGGAGTGGACCATGAAGGCCAACCCAAACTTCAAGGGAAAGTTCACCCTCGGCCGGTTCACCTTTGGCGGCCGGGGCCTGATCGTCGGATCCAAGGGCGACAATTTCACCGCACCCAAACTCAACCTTCTGGCCGCCTCAAGCTTGGTTAATATACATATTAGTTAAACTTATCGTCATTCAAGTGTCACGAGTGTCCCAAGTGTCACGAGTGTCTTTCACTAAAAAGATAAAAATACCCAAGCGTCACAAGTGTCACAGGGCGTACTGGAGGCTAGAGGAAGCTACAAAGTGTGTTGTGACAGCGTGACACTCGTGACAGACGTGACACTCGACTTAAAAACACGGCGGGTAATTGGTGTATGAACGCCGGCATCTACATCAGAGTATCCACCGAAGACCAGCACACCGACCTACAAAAACAGGAGCTTATCGCCATCGCCCAAAAGCGGGATTGGCAATACGCCATTTATGAGGATTTCGCCATGTCGGGGGCCAAACAGGATCGCCCCTCCCTCGCCCGCCTCCTTGGGGACTGCCAGTCCGGGGCCATCCAAGTCGTCCTAGCCTACAAGCTCGACCGCTTGGGCCGGTCCACCCAGCACCTCGCCGGCATCATCAACACCCTCTTGGAGTGCAACGCCGGCCTCTGCGTCCCGTCCCAAGGCATCGACACCTCCGCCGGATCCATCAACCCCGCCTCCAAACTCCAGCTCAACGTGCTTGCCGCCGTGGCCGAGTTCGAGCGCGACCTCATCCGCGAGCGCACCAAGTCGGGCATGAAAGCAGCCAAGGCCCGTGGCATTCATGTCGGCCGGCGCGCCACCTACACCGAAGACCATAGAAATGTCGCACGAAAACTTTTGTCTTGCGGACCCCTCACCCTCAAGAAACTTGCACCCATGGTCGGACTACCCATCACCACGACTTGGAGGATGCTGAAAACCTTATGAATATTTTGCTCGATATCCCAGCCCAGCCAAAAGACATCGACCTTCTCGGTCTTTTGATGCTCCCGATTTTTCTCATTTTGGCCGCGCTTTGGGTTTCCCAAAAATGAGCGTCAAGCGTCTTACCTACTTGGATGATGTTCTTGCCTTTGCTTCCGAAAGGATTCGGACCATCCGGAAAGGCTGGAGCAACGCAGAAGAACGGGCCAACAGGGACATTGTCGCCCACATCGACTTGGCCAGCCAAATCACCAAGGAGCTTCTCCGGCGGGCCAAAACATTTCAAAAACGCGACATGGAGGTTAAGAAAAAATGAAGTTTGAATGCGAAACAGCCGAGCTTGGCAGATATGCGTCCGAAAAGGTCCTGAAGGACGGGCTTTCCCAGATGACCGAGGCCAACATGTCTCTTTTTGCGGAAAACCAGATTTTACGCTCCCGACTCGACCGGATGGCCGAATACCTTCGCCACGTTTCCATGCTCCACGAGGAACACGAAACAGGCGGGGTAATTGGTGCATGAAACAAATCATCGCATCCATCCTGATCGCAACCGCAACCACCCAAGCCCAGCAGTCTTTCTGGCCGAAGGACATGCAAGTCATGTTCGAGGGCCGGGAATACGAGCTGTCTGCCACAGACGAACGAAAGCTTATTTGCCGTGTTCATAAATACATGGGTGGCCACATGTACGAAGTGGAGTTGCCCAGAAAATTTAACTGGGTCGGGGGCGGTGGAACCGTCAGAGGCACACGCCAAGGCGAGCCGGTGTATCAATATGAAACCGACCCCAAGAAGCGGATTATCTTGAACATCTCGACTTGGGCCTCGATTCGCGAGCTCCATGTGGACTCACGCATGACTAGGGAGAAAAGGGAGACCTACGCCCACAAGGAAAACTGGGAGTCCATCGACAGGACATACGGCTCGGCCTCATGGAAATAGAACTCAGCAACTACAAGTGGCCACAGGACGACTTCTCTACATGGAAATTTGCAATTCAGGAACACAATAGGTGGAAGCCATATATGGTCATCATAACCAGAACATTTCCGGTCGGAGATTTTGATTTTGAGAAACCATCCATCAGCGAGCCACATCGCATTTACAAAACAATGCGGGGATGGAGGGTTTTTTACACGGGAAGGATTGCCCCGGACATTACCGAAATGCGGTCGGTGATGAAGTACGACGGCGCGGACCCCGACTACATCAAGGTTCTTGGGAAATCAAAATACTACACCGCAAGACTGACCCCCAAGATTGATAAATTATGCGCCGATGTCTTTGTCGGCGGAGACGTTGGCGTTGTCTCTTTTTTGTCTGAAAAGGGAAAAAGATTGCCGGAATGGTCGGCGTTTATCGACATCCACGACAAAATGACAAATGCCACAAACGCCCAAAGGCTTGTATGATTACCCAGCTAAACCCAGAGGTTTGGATGATGACCCCCAAGGGCGAGGGCTTGGCCTTTCTTGTCACCGACTACGGCCTAGACCACAACAAAGTCTTCACCGTCCTGCTCCAGTCCGGAGACATTCTTGATTTTGACCTTAAGGACTGTCGCAGATGCGAGAACGCAACATACGGCCTGACGGAAATGCCCAAGCCCCCTGCCCCGCACTATCCATGAGCTGCGAAATCGAGCTTAAGCTAATCACGGGGATCCCCGATTCAGCAAAAATAAAAACTATAGATATCCAGCATGGAGATATTTCCATGACAACAAGAACACCGGACCTCGACGAGGGCGACGCATAAGCAGATAAAGAAATTGCGAACAGGGCATGGTTAAGCACCTTGACGACATGCCCAAAACCAACGAGTACGCTGGCCCAACGGTAAAGGACCGCTCTTGGGAGGCCTATGACAATTGGGCGAAGAAAAACCCAAAAGAAGCGGCGCTTAATCTTACATCCATGCAGGACGACCCAAGCTTTCGAGAACACGCTTACGGCAAGGAATATATCGACGCAGTCAATAAGCAGAAAAAGAAGGAAATGGAAACTTTTAACAAAAAGGTAAAATAAAATGCCCTCCAAAGTATTCAGCAAAGGCGACATGATGGACAACCTCCCGCAGAAAACCTCGATGGGTGGCGGCGGAACTGCCGACTCCTATCGCGGACCCAGCGCCGGCGACATCAAGGCGTATTACAAGGGCTTTAATGAGGGGGTTCGCAAGGTTGAGGGCGACATCTTCAAGAGCCAATCCAAGGTTGGGAAAGCCGCCGTCCCGGCGATTGCGGCCACGATTGGGTATACCGGCTACAACATGGTCAAGGCGACCAAAGCCGCCAGCGAAATGGAAAACAAAAAAAGCCGAACGGAATACGCAAAGAAGGCTAAAATGGCCGACAAGCCCCCAAAAATTAACCTTCGTAAGGCCTACGAGGAATAATGTCAAACGCACCGTACTTAACTGGAGCGCTAGCCCAGCTTCCGGCAGTAGTGCTTCCACTCGCGGCAAAGGAGGACAAGAATCAGAAGGGAGTTCCCGATGGATACGCCCCGCTGGACTCGAATGCCAAAGTTCCGGTAGCAAATCTTCCCGACCAGACATCGCTGGACGCCGAGGTGGACGCAAAGGTTGCGACTCATAACTCCAGCACAACCAATGTTCATGGCATAGCCAACACCGCAAACCTTGTTCTTACAAATGATTCACGGCTTGCAGATTCAAGACAACCTACGGCCCACACTCATACTAAGTCAGAGATAACCGACTTTACTCACACCCATGCCGTAGCAGATGTAACCAATCTTCAAACATCCTTAGATACAAAGTTCCAGACTAACGTGGCGGTTCAAGATGTAACCATTAACAATTTTTTAACTCCGTACACAATACCTTCTGCAAGACTTAGTGCTTTTAGAATTTTCTTGGGAACCGAAGCGAACAGCGGAGTTGTCCGACTTCCAACAACAGCTAATGTTGGCGACAAGGTCTTTATCTTGATTGGTTTTTTGGGTTTTACGGGGGGTATTGGCAAAGGTGTTGAAGTGCAGAGTCAACAACTTGCTGGGCCACCACCGCCCTCACTTCAATGGGTGCAAATCAAAGCATGGCAAGCCAATACCGCCAATGGAGGAATCTTTAATCAAAAAGTCTGCTTTGAGTACAATGGGACGACTTGGGATATAGCATTAGATTGGACAGCCTTCAGACCTCCAACGCCAGAACTAATTGGCGCAGTATCTACGGGTGACTTCCGCCTTACAAATAGCAGAGCACCTACTGCCCACAAATCTTCTCACGCAACGGGGGGCACGGACGCCATAACGCCATCCGACATTGGAGCACAGCCAGCGGGGTCTTATGCAGCCGCAAGTCACACTCATGCAATCTCGGATGTAACAAATCTTCAGACCGAACTAAACAATAAGCAAGCCAGCGGAACTTATGCCACTCTTGTTGGCGGGAAGGTTCCATCCGACCAGCTCCCTAGCTATGTGGACGATGTTTTGGAATTTGCCAACAACTCCGCATTCCCGGCAACTGGTGAAACTGGGATAATTTATGTTTCGCTCGCAACCAACAAAACATTCCGCTGGTCTGGCTCTGCCTATATTGAAGTCAGCTCAAGCGAGGTGACGTCTGTAAATACCAAAACTGGAACAGTCACGCTCACCGCGAGTGATGTTGGCGCGCCGTCCACAACTGACTCATCGGTTACGCATTTGCGGTCCGGTCCGAACAATGTTTATGTTTCTTCGACTGCGCTTGCTTCCGCATCTCTTTCTGGCGGACAAAACACGGCAGTAGGCGCTAGTGCGCTTGCTTCCAACACCACGGGAGAAAGTAACACCGCCGTCGGGACAAGTGCGCTTAGCTCTAACACCATAGGATTAGGCAATACGGGGGTGGGGACGCTTGCTCTTAACTCAAACACCACGGGGAATGCAAATTCCGCTTTTGGGGTAAGTGCCCTTCGGCACAACACCGTCGGCGCAGGCAACACGGCCGTCGGGACAAGTGCCCTCCAAAACAATACCGCGTTAAACAACACGGCCGTCGGGGTTTCCGCACTTCAATCCAACACCACAGGATCAAGTAACGCCGCTGTTGGCGCAAATGCGCTTCAAAACAATGATTGGGGAGTCAATAATTCAGCTTTTGGCAGTTCAGCACTTGCCGCAAGCAACGCCTCAGACAATTCAGCCTTTGGCAGGAGCGCGCTTGCCGCCAACCTTTCTGGACGATTTAATGTAGCAGTCGGTGGATATGCGCTTAAAAGCAACACAAGCGCAAACGCCAACACCGCCTGCGGCGAGCAGGCTCTTTCATTTAACCAGACAGGCGCGAGCAATTGCGCAGTTGGACAAGCCGCAATGCTTAACAATGTGTCCGGCGCAAGCAACTCGTCTCTTGGCGCCGGGTCACTTCAAAGCAATTCTACAGGCTCAAATAATGTAGCCATTGGATTGAATGCAGGGTTGACCATTACTACTGGTGGCGAAAACACGATTGTTGGCACATCCGCGAATACAGACGCAAACAACAGAAGTAGGTGCGTTGTGCTTGGGGCAAATGCCACTTCCGCCAATGTAGATGGCTCGCTGTCCATCGGCGGTTCCGGCGGAAACGCAATGACTGGACTAATAACTTCGTCTAGTCCAACGGATTATTTAAGGCTTTGGTTGAACGGGACCGAATATAAGGCTCCGATACAACTTGGAAGTGCAACAGCAACAGTTGTTTTGAATAACGATAGCCGTCTACGGGCTATCCCAGCCGCTGTCCCACCAGTATCACGGTTTGGTACGGGGACTGTTGGCAGAATCTCAAACGGCCTTTCGGCTGGGGGCTCCATCAATATTCCCGCAAACACCATGAGTGTTTTCCCAATTTACTTGCCTCAGGCAATCTCGGTTGTCGCCATAAGCCAAAGAACGTCTGGCACAACAGCGAATTGGCCCGGAACTCAGGCCGCGATTTCCTATACTTACAGGTTTTATTCGCATGGATTAGACAACATGCCGGGAGCTGCGCTTATTGGTAACAGCACTTTTGGAACTCCGGCAAATATAGGAACAAACACAAACTGGACAATTGATACATCTGGTGGCGGTGGATTTTCCTTGCCGCAAGGCTGGGTATGGATGGGTATTTCCCCGATGGGGACTGCAATGGAAATCGCCGGCATTAGCACAACCAATCTTTCTCTCGAGGGAATGATGTTTTCAAAATTAACTGGAGTTGGATTAAACCAGACAAGCACATTTAGTTCTTTTGCAACAGGAATAGCGACTGGCGGGATGCCGCCAGACACGCTGGCCGACAGAACGGTGGATCTGGCTGCAACAACCGCAAGCCAGTCCACCCTAAGGACCAGAGTGGGGGCACCAATGGTATGGCTCCACTACGCATAAAGATGAGACAGGAAAGAAGTTGGGCACAAAAAAACCGGAAACCCTTGCCTTGCCGGCTCACGCCGGCAGGGCTTTTTGGGTTTTTTGTTTTGAAGACCTCAAACCAGAAGGAGATCACATCAATCTCTGCTGATGTCCCTGCGACATAGACCTGCCTCAACCCTTTATGAGTCGTGAAAAGAAAATTATGTCCGCGCTTCAATACCTCTGGGACGAGGGCTTTCTAAAGCTCTGGGTGCAGGACGGAGAGGCAAGAGTGGCTCTTACAACAGAGGTTGAGGAAGCGCATGAGGCAATCCGGTCAAAATTTGCAATTAAAAAGGATTCGGCTGACTGGTGGAAAAATGAAACGAAAAAATAAAGCCAAGTCTTTGTCAGAAAAACGCAGGCTAAACCCAAACTTCGGAATGTGGAAGACTGCGCCATACGGACCCCCGGTTAAAAAATGGCCGAAAAAGAAATAACGCTCGAAACTGTTCAGGCTATTGCCAGAAAAGACTTTCTCGTTTGGTGGGAGACATGCACAAGGATCCTGAACAAGGATGCCAAGCTAATTGCCCCGCGAGCCAATTATCTTCAGAGACGAGCTTCTGAAATTGTTAAATGGCTGCAAAAAAACAAGCACCCTGTTCGACTGGTTGTGCTTAAACCAAGACAGATGGGGTCTTCCACGATCACATCTGCAATTATCGCCCACTTTCTTAGGTCAAACCCAAACACCACGGCATGCCTTCTCGGAGACGAGCTTGATACATCTCAAAACCTATTAAACATGGTAAACCGGTATGTTGAGAACGACATACTGGATTGGGGGCAGACCTACTCCCAGAGTCGTGGAGAATTCAGCAACGGAAGCCGGCTTGTCAAGGAAACGGCCAATGATCCGGGCGCTGGACGATCCATGACCCTGCAAGCCCTGCTCTGCTCTGAGGTTGCCCACTACCGAAGGGCCGGGGAGCGTTCCGGGGAAAAGGTTCTGCTGGCAATTCGAAACTGCGTCCCCTCCTCTCCCAATACTATTGTCATAGAGGAATCCACCCCGAATGGGGCCGGTGGGGCCTTCTACAACACTTGGCAATCAGCCGTTGAGTTCGAGGATTTTAAGAAAGGCATCATGGGCAACGGGTACATCCGCGTGTTTGCCGCTTGGCATGATTTCGATGAAAATGTTGCCCCGTCCGACGACATTACCCTGACGTTCAGAGAGCAGGAGCTTAAGGAAAGATTTGAGCTGGACGACAATCAAATTGCTTGGCGTAGGTCTGTTGTAAAACTTAAGTGCGGCGGGGACAGCAAGCAGTTTGACCAAGAGTATCCATCCGACCCAGTTTCCTGCTTCCTTACCTCCGGAAGGCCAAGGTTTGACCAAGATGGGCTATCATTTCAAGAGAAGAACATAAAAGACCCAATCTGTGGGGTTATTGATGTTCCAATGCAAATGACTCGCCCAATCTTTAGGGTAACCGATCCTCAGGAATCATGGGTGTGGCTATGGGAAATGCCCCAAGAAAACGGATGCTATCTTGTTTCGGTCGATTGCATGACTGGGAGCTCTCAGATTTCCGGGAAAGATCCCGACGCGCACTCAGTTTTGGTAATGAAGTCAGGATTCCATGACGCCGGCGGCGTTTATCACAAGCCGAAAGTGGTCGCCAGAGTCAGGCCGCCGTGTCGGGTTGATATTGATGTCCTTGCCGACTTTGTTTTGAGGCTCTCCTCTTTCTACGGAGGATGTCTCATTGTTCCCGAGGTTAACGGACCCGGGCTTGCCCTAATTGAGCTTCTCAAAGAGGACGGAGCAAACATCTACCAGCGAGAAATATTTAACCTTCGGGAATCAAAGAGATCGAAGGCCTTGGGCTGGCAAACCACGGACAAGACAAGAAGGATGATTATCGAGGAACTCGCCTCGCAGATCAGGGATCATAACGAAAAGGACAGCGGCATTTTTGTTATGTGTAAAACAATTCTGGACCAACTCAGGAGTTTTGTTGTCTCTGAAAGCGGAAGACCTGAGGCCTCCTCCGGGAAGCATGACGACGATGTGTTGGCATTGGCCATCGGAAACGCAACACTCATGGGGGCAACTAGATACATATCGCCAAGAGCAATAAGGGAAATGCCCAAAGATTTGAGGGACATTTTCCAAACTAGAAAAACGGCATTAAGCAGCTTTAGCTAGCGTATGCGTCGCCTTGTGCGACAAAGATTTGAGATCCCGCCACGGAATGAAAAGTTAAGACATGGCGGAGAAAAAGACCCCCCTTAATACAAAACAATCTCCCGTTGACCGCAGGGCTATTCAAAATGGGCTAATTGAGGCTCGGCCAGAAGCCGAAGATCCGTTTGGTTATGCCGGCCCGGGCATTTACCCATCTGCCGAAGGAGATGCCCTAATGGGGCGAGTTGCCGAAGCGCGAGCGCGGGCAATTTACGAGGCCCACGGAAGAAACGCTAATGCCATCGCCAGAATGAAGCTTGATCCAAGCTATGCAATTGCAACAGCGGCCGGAATTCAGCTTCCCGGGCACGGAATGGTAAATACGTATAATACGCAAACCGGAGGGCTGGTCGGGAATCCCGGAGCTGGTCAACGGCCTGCAGGCTCCGGAGGAGCAAACCCGGCGGCAGACAGGGCGCTTAGGAATAGCATTAGCTATAGGGACGCAGGGGCGGCTATGCGTGGGGCTGGAGATGCCAAGCCCATAAGTTACACCGAGTTTGCGGGCCCAGCGGCGGCAAACGAAACATCCAAGGGCCAGCGCATGGACACGGTTCGTGATACAAGAAATTTGCCGGGCGGGATGAGCGCTCCAGCTCAAGGCCCGGAGCAACAGCCAATAGGGTCCAAGCCTCCGGCTCCAATGACTGACCCTACTTCAGTAACCCCTCCCCAGACGCCCTCCCAAGGCCAGCCTCAGGAGCAAAAAACTCCGACAGTTGAGAGCACAAAAGGCCCGAGACTTTCCACGAACAGATCACAGCCGAGCAGAGACGAGGACATGGGCACAACTCGTGGGGCAACTCGCGATGAGGATAGGCGCGTTTCAGAAATATCCATGAGCGCAGATGCAAACCTTCCGTACGACGGAAGAGAGGGCCCCGGATCAAATCAGGAAAGGCGTGAAATCGCAAAGAAGAATTATGATGCAAGTGTTCAGTCGGAAGCCCGCAAGGATCCGTTTGCAAAATACAGGACCGAGGCCGGGGATACAGAGGTAGCCCAGCGTACAGGCGAGGTTCAGGACCGCTCTCGCTTTGGCGAAGACAGGGTGGCCGGCCGGCAAACCTATAAAAACAAAGACGGGAAGGAAATGATTGGCAACACCATGCAAAGGCCGGACGGGAGCACCTACTTCGTAGGCCTCCCCTCTGCCGACCAGAATAAGGCAGACGCTTTCAATGCCGGAACTAAGGGAGGGACACTTAATCCCTATAATAACTTTGAACCCACCCCTAAAAACTATAAGGCGTCTGCCGATGATATAAGGGCAAACTACGCGTTTGGGGCTCCGGCGGGACAACAGGGGTCGCTAATGGCGGAAGCAGAGCCCGATTTCGGACGAGGCAATAGGTCTCAGCTTGACGCCGACACGGCAAAATTCAGCGCAGGATCGAATTATTCCGGGATTGATAGCCGTGGGAAGCAGTCCTCATCTCTTGCTGGCGGACCGGCTGAAAAGCCGCAATCCCAAGCGTTTTCCATTTCATCCCCCGGACTCCCCTTTCAGCAGGAGCCAAAAGAAACCTCTCAGGCATACAAGGGCCCTGAGGGCAGTCAGAACAACAATCAAGCTCAAGCTGAGCTAAAAGAAAAAAGCAAAAATCTTTCCAAAAAAGGCGGAGAGAGACTCACCTTCGCGTAAGACATGGGCTTGGATTCAATATTGGGCGGAAGCCCGAGAAACAAGGGCGAGGCCTACGAGGGTCCGGTCGCCGGCGGGATCATGAGCGGGCTAAGGGGAATGAAGTCCGACGAGAGGTCCGCCGAAGGGGAGTTTGAGCAAGAGCAAAAAGAGCAAAACAAGGCCTTTGAGGGCGGCAAAAAAGAAGTTTTCGAAGGTGCCGGAATATCCACCTACACAGACCCGCAGGAAGGATTGCAGCCAAAGGTTTCTCTTGATCCCAATACCGGTATTAACAGGCTAGAGCGTCCCGAGGCCGAGTTCTCCGTCCAGCGTAGGCTCCCTACGGGCGAACTTGTCGACGATACCCTAAAGACAGACAAGTACGGCGGCGCAAAGGACAAAACTGCAAAGAAGCGGTCTCTGATAGTTGGCAAAGAGGCGTCATCTGATCCAAGAACCCCCAAAAGCGGTATTTACGAGGAATTCGAGGACCCAAGACAGCCCGACTTAAAAAACTACAAGTTTATCGGGGGCTACGAAGAGCTTTCAAATTCTCAAGACCTAGGGGTCCGCGATGTGGCAAGAAAGGGCCTTCTCGAGCAAAATCAAAAGGCATCTTCCCTGCTCTCATCGGAGCTCCAGACTCAAATCGACGAAATTGACCTCAAAGAACGAGAGCTCCGCGATATGGAGGCGGCCTCAAAGACAACTGGAGAGTTGCCCATCTTCGAGGGGAAACAGCTTCAGCCAGAGGATTCGGCAAAAACGCGCCTTGGTCTTCAGCAGCAAATCACAGAACTAAAAAAACAAAGGGTTGCGCTTAAGCAGATTGAAAAGCAGGGCGTTGCCATGGACTTACTTCGTCAGGCCAAAGAAAGGGCCCTGCGCGAAGGAAGAAACCCGTCCGACGATCCGGTTGTAAAAAGCCTTCAAGAAACCTACAGAACCATTGGAAGGGAGACACCGGAAGAGGCATTCATGGCCAAGCCGGATCAGGTTGCCGTTGCCGGCGGGAAAGGAACCTTGATGATTGAGGGGGCAACCCCAGATGTTCCGGAGCAGCAAAAATCATCGTTTTTCAAAACAGCCGGAAATGATTTGCGCTCAAAGCTGAAGATTGAGCAAGAGTCCGGAAACGTAAATGTGGAGAAGGCCAAGCTCTCGATCAAGGCTCAGGAAGAATACAATCAGGCCAGCAAGGAGATACTTCCCGCATCCATCAGGAAGCAGACAATCAAGCAGCTGGTCGACATCTCCAACAGGGAGCTAGAAGAGGCAACGTCGCGCTGGGGCGAAATGAGCCAGCAGGAACAGGCAGAATTTAACGCCAGATTTGAGGGACGACGACAAGCAATCCAAAGGCTTGGCGATGAATATAAGGCCCTAGAGCCATCGGCAAACGCGGCCTCCGAGAGGGTCGGAACTATTTTTGAGACAACTAGAGAGGCCGAAAAGTCTCTCAACGAGTCTTTTCAAAAAAAAACTGAAGAAATAAACAGAGAAGCCAACGCTTTTGCGAGAGCGCAGTCAGAGAGAGCGTCAGCAGGAATTCGGGACGAATACCTTAAGAAGCAGGCCAATTTCAATTCCATGGGCCAAAGATTTGGACAGCTGGCCCAAGCTGGTGATGACGCAGGAATTGTAAAACTTGCCCAAGATTACGTTGCAAGCGGCGGAAACAAGCAAGACGCCGACAGGATGATTTCAGACTACGGGAAATATAAAAAGTCAAAGGATGGTCAGGGGTGGCTGGCAAACTCTATCGCATCGTTTATGCGGGCCCCGCTTATTGCCTCCCAAGAGTCGGCGGCTGGACTTTTCAAAATAGCCGCAAGCGGGCTAAGGGCAAAAGCCGCAGGCAAGGACGACGTTATGGATGCCATCGGCCCATCGGGATGGCTGGCAAAAGTGCTTCCAAGCCTAGAGAGCAATCCAGCATTGGCCCCTGTAAGGGTTGCCTCAGATATGGCCGGACAGGCCATTCTGGATAAGATTTACCAAACCAAGGCCGCCAAGCCGTTTGTTGAATACATCGCCGACTGGATGGACGGGGCGGCATCATCGGCCAAGGGGAATGTTGAGTTTCTTAAGAAGGGCTTTTATGTCGATCCCCAGTTCGAGGCATCAACAGCCGGCAATTTCCTAAAGGGCATCGGCGACTATGCTTGGACAGCCCTCCCCTACATAGCTCTCCGCAGCAAGGGCATTCCAGTTGGATTGGCCACAAATGTTGGACGTCTTTATACGGAAGCTAGGGACGATCAGGAGCAGACCTATCAGGCAAAGCTCGCCGAGTTCAAGGCCGGCAAAATCAAAGACGAGCCAAAGCCCATGGATGAATCTGATGCCCATATTGCCGCACTAAGGTACGCCGGGTTGGGCGGATTTATTGATACCGTATCCGACGCAATTGGCATGAGGCTGGCCTTTGGCCTTCTAAAGGGCGCGGCCGCAGTAACGCCAAAAACAGTTGGAAGCTTTTTCAGGCAAACGGCAATTCAGATTGGGGAAAAGAAAGTCCCGATGTGGCTGACTCCTCCCCTCGCCGGCGCGACTGAGTTTGGTGCCGAAGGGTCCCAAAAACTGATTCTAAATGCATTGGCCGAGAAGTACGAAAACTGGGACCCCAATAGGCCTTGGAACGAGGGTGCATTCGAAGAGGCCATGATGGGCTTTATGCTTGGATTCGCCCTTCCTGTTATCGGTGGTGCCGGAGGGGCCATTTACAAGAAGACCGTAGTCATCCCGTCGATGCTGATGGAAAATGATGGCCTAGACCAAGTCTCAGTCCAATACCAAAACCTTTCCGTCGACGTTCCTATGGGTGGATGGAGGCAATATGCAGAAACGGTTACTCCCTCCGAGGCAAGCCCTCAGTTTGAACTTAACGCCAGACAGCCGTTTTCCATTCAAAACGAGCTTCGGGGAACCGGCGTCACTTGGGCAATTGCAGTTGGCCAGAGAATTGATTCAGAGATTTCAGCGACCAACTCACAGATTCAGCAAGCCTCAGATCCGGCCCAAGGAAAAATACTTCGCCTTAAAAGAAACGATTTACTCCTCCAGAGGTATAACCTTATTCAGGCGATGCAGGGAGACGCCGCCTTGCGCTTTTCCCTCCAAAATGAAATCGGCTCACTACCTGAACAGCCGCTTGCCAAGGGAGACGCAAGCCTACAGCAGGCCGCCCTAGCAGCAGCCAAGCATTCGATCGGCGCGCCAGTCACAAAGGCAGAATTAAAGATCAAGGTCGGCGGAACACAGCTTTTCCAGCAAACCGAGGACGGGAAAACAATTGTATCTCCATCATTTATGCGGTTCCTGTCCGGCAAGGCCCCGACGCTGGAATCGGTGGTGGCCAACAACCAAAACCTATTGGACTCTGCACCGCCAACCACCTTGGCCGAACAGCCGCCGGTTATTTCAGAGGTCAGGCCTCAGGAAGAGATTCGGGCAGAAAGGGATCAGGCGGCAAGGCAGCAGCTTGAAGCCGAGGCTCGGCCACAGCCAGCCACAGCCCCAGAGCAACAGCCAACCCCCATGGGGCAAACTTGGGCCGTTCCATATACAAAGAACGGCAAAATCAAGGGGACTCTCACGATACAGGCCGATAACGAGAACAAGGCCAAACAGCTGGCCCTGCAACAGCTCAAGGAAGAGGGTGCAAAGAGCGTCTCTTTTGGGGATGTCCGGCTGGCCGAACAGCAAGACCTTGTGGGCCAAGAGCCAGCCGCGCTTCTTGCGGGTCCGGATCAGCAGAGAAAACGTGTCGGCGGAGCAGTTAATCCATACATGCGCCGGCTAGAGGGAAAAAACACAAAAGAAAGATACATCAACGCAAGGCGCAGATTTGAAAGGTTCGCCGGCGAGGCCAGATCAATCTTCAAGGCTTCGATAGGAATTCAGGAAAGCACGGAAGCCAAAAAGCCATTTTCAGCAAGACTGGCCGACGACGGGACAATCACACTCGTCGTAAATCCAAAGCTATTTTCTGCCTTTGATGCCAAAAACCCTGAATTTAACAATCGAGCCTACTCAGAAGAATTTCGGCACATGGCCGACTTTATTGCCAGCAATCTAAAGGCAAATGAATCCGGCCGCTCCGACTACCAGCAGTTTTACAAGGAAGAGAGGTCAAGGCTCTATCAAAGAATTTTTGAGACCAGCAAGCAGGATCCTCGCGTCCTTAATGCCCTCATGGCGTCTGCATCTCTTTATTTTGGCGATCAAGGCCCCCCACTAAAGGAGGGTGGGTACACGGCAGAGGAATTCATGGATTGGGCTGAGGGCTCCGGGATAAGCGATGTGACCCTCATGGGAGAGCTTCTGCAGCAACTTGGAACAAGGCGGAAGACCGAAGCCGCAGTTGAGGTTGCCACGGCCATGAATAAGGGAGGTGGATCTATTACGGCCAGCCTCATGGAGGTTATCCGAGATTACCTGAAGTCTATTCTTAGGGCCATCAACGGTCTTCGCCGAGCAATTACCGAAACAAACCCCGAAGTTGCGGCAGATTTGGATTCCCTGATCCAATCGATCAATGATGTCTTGAATATGCAGGCCTCGCCACAGGAGGAGGCTCAGTCTGGCATCGACACGGCAACTCAAAGGCGGCTTAGGGACATGGGCTTAACGCCGGCGGAGATCGCTCAGATGAATCCGGATCAGGCAAGGGAAAGGCTTCAGGGCCAAGTTCAGGTATCAGCCCCAGCCCAAACTCAGGGGCTAAAATCAACCAACACCAGAAAGACCGAGTATGGCGTGGTGCGTTATGACCTAGATGTCGTTCCCCTGAGCGAGCTAAACAACATGGCCGGAACGGAGCTCCAGCTCCGGGATAGGACTGGAGACGAGGGATATGCGGCCAAGGTTGCCGTGATTGCCCGTGACTGGGATAAGGACGAGGCAGCGTCCAGAGACACGGGAGAGCTCGACACAGGGCCGGCAACCGTGATTGCGGCAGAAAGCAACCCATACGGGGTCAATCAGGCCGGTTTTGACATTATCGCCGGCCACGGAAGGACTGAGGGCTATTCCTCGGCCCCGGACGACAGAGTTGCCGACTATGTCGCAAAACTTAAAGCCAAATACCCCGATCTGGCAGCTAAGATTGACGCAATCATCGCCTCCGGCCAGAGGCCAATGCTTGTCAGAAAGATTGATTGGCAAAATACGTACAACCCATCCCTTGGTAACGAAAAGCAACATCTTCGCCGTATTGCAAGGGATGCCAACCTAGGGACCGGGAACGAGAATGACGCTGAGGTGGCCCTAGCCGATGCCTTGGAAATCTCCGACGACAAAGACCTTAGCCTCCCTCAGGAAGTTATTGTTAACGGGCAACCCAGCCTCCTCAACCAAGATGGGACGCCGGCTGGCAACAATGATGAAATCTTAGCTAAATGGCTTCGCATTTTTAGCAACGACAGCGACAGGCGATACTATCAAAACGGAGTCTACACACCCGAATTTGAGGCGAGAATCCGAAGGGCAATCTTGGGCTATGTCTTCGCCCCTACAAATGAAAAGGGCGAGATGGCCCTCACAAAGCAGACCTTCGACACAATTAACATGCTGGTCTCTCCAACGATTGCTCGGAACAGCGGGATCGCGACCCTTCAGCAAGGACTTGAGAAGGCCTCCCCTTCCCTGTTCCGGGTAAAGCAGGATTTCCAGAAATACGAAAGCCTTCTTGGGCAAGACGCAAAAGACGCAAACCCAATTGTGGCCATACAAAAGTCTCTTTCCGACTACCTTGCCTACAGGGCCGAGCGCGAGCAGGCGGCGAGAAAGAGTGGGGACAACAGGGCCATCGCCATGGTTGGGCTGGCTGAGTATGAGGACTACATCAATCAATCCGGATTGTTTGGGTCGATCAGCCCACAGCAGGCCATGGTGCTTGTTCCGATTGTAAGGGACGGAAGGCTTGACGGAATCCAAGGGGTCGCGGCTCCCCTAGCGAAAATCCAGAACGCTCGCGGCATCAAGGGGTCCCCGGACCGGATTGCGGCCTATATCGCCAACTATTCAGACATGGTGGCAAGCATCTACAGGGAGGCCTCGGAGGCGATGCTCCCCGGGCTGGAAACAAAGCTCACTCCGGACATGAACTTAAACATGATCCGGATTGCCCTAGACAAAGCCGGAGCCATCTATCCGGACAACTCAAGGCCTCAGGCACCGATATTCCCAGCCCAAAGGGATACGCTTGAAATGGCGGCGAGAACACCAGAGCTGGATTCATCTCTGGGCGAAGGCAAAGGCAAGGTGGAGATCCGACCGGAAATCAATTACTCGAGAATTCTCAATCTTCTTGGCCCCAAGATGTATGAAAAGAATCTTGTTGAGGTCGCCGTTAAGGAGCTTTTACAGAACTCGTTTGACGCCGCCCGGGCCGCCGGAGCAACCAACGAAAACCCCGGACAGGTAACGATAAACCTAGATTATTCAAGTCGAACAGTCACGGTGAGGGACGACGGAGTTGGCATGACTCCGGAGATCATTCAAAAGGCCTTTTTCACAATTGCGGGAACCCACAAGGAGCAAAGCGCGGAAAACACATCGGGTGGGCTTGGCCTTGCCAAGATGGCGTTCCTGTACGGATCAGACAGGGTCAGGGTTGTAAGCGTTAGAAACGGCATTAAGTCCACGGTTGCCACGGATCGCCAAACCCTCCTAAACCGAGACCCGATCAATGTTGTAACAGAGAAAACATCGGAGCCGTCCGGAACAATCGTCGAGGTCGTCATTCCGCAAACAATTGAAGATTCAGAGGGAAATACGAAACAACTATTTTTCCCGCCAGAGCCGGCATTCCTAAGCAAGCCGTTGATTGGCCCGATTAAGGTAATACTTACCGCCGGGGATCCATCAAGCCCGTACAGAACAAACAAGATTCTAAATCTTGGCATAAACCAGCAGGACTACCAAAAAGAGACAAGGTTTGGATTTTCTTGGGGCAATATCGATGTCTACATCAACCCGGAAAGGCAGAAATATCCAGCTATTGAGATTCTTTCAGCCGGACTGCATCAGTTCGGCTTAAGTCGCTACGATGTGTTTGGGTGGCAGGAGGAGGACGTACTTCCGTACAACATAGTTCTCGATGTAAGGCCGTCGGTTAAACCTGAAAACGCCGCCTACCCATTCAACAACTCCAGAGAGGGATGGCGTGGCACCATCAAGGAGGATGTAAACGCCATGTATGGATACCTCAGGCGCATGGCAACCGAGCAAAACCTCCTTGAGGCCAAAGAATCATTTTCAAACTTGGAAAAAATGCCTCAGTTTGACCCCCAGAAGGATCTTACGCCCGGTGAGCTTGCAGACATCGCGGCCGCCCGGCCCAAGCCGCGCCCCACGGCCCCCATTGAGAAGCCGGAATTTGTCGATTTTTCGGGCGACAATGTGGTTATAAGGTATTCCGAACAATCCGGGATAAAGCCAAAAGAAATTGCAAAAGAAGAGTACGTCAAAAAGTCGTTTAAGCCGGAAAAAGACATCAATTTCCAATCAGCGGCTCTTGATGTCAGCGGGATGGATCCTCGGGTACCCCTGTTTCACAACAATACCAACATCGATTTCTCGGCTCAGGCAGACGGAGGTGCGGCCAAGAAGATGTTCGCAAGCCTTGGCAACGCGCTTTCCGGATTTATGAGGGAGTTCGGAGCTAAGGTTGGGCCCAATGTTAACCCCTACTCCGCCATGGCCTCGACCGGTGCGGATGGGTGGTTTTCCGGCATCTCCATAGACAAGGAATACAGGGGCTTAAATATGATTAAGCCATTTAAGTCCATCTGGTTTAACCCCGCCGGCTTGTCAGAGGACGCCATGGTTAGCCCAGAGGCCGCCGCCCTTGAGACAATTCACGTTTTCATCCACGAAATAACCCACGTCAACGCAAGGAATGAGGGCTCCGGGTTCACCTCGGAGCTCGCAAACAACTATGCAAGAATCCGTGCCTTCGGCGTTGACGACATAGCAACAGAACGGATACTTGCTAGCATATATGCAAGACATTGGAAGGACATCAATGACCTCAGAACAAAATACACCAACTTCAGCACAAAGAATAGTGCAAGAGGTTTTCAATCGTCATCGGAATCGCTCGGAACCGGAACAGAGGCAAGCCAACCTAATCAGCCTCAAGACAATCCACAGGAATCTGTCGGAACTCAAGAACAGGGACGAGGCGGCAATAGCAGAGTTGGCGCAGAAGATAGCGGAACTGGAGCAAGCCTAGGCGAGATCATAGCCTCACGCGCCCGGACCGAGCGGGAGGCATTAAAATACCCAAATAGATACGCGCTTTCACTTCAGGCCAGATCCCCTGACCTTTTCGAGTCATCTGAAGAGCCGGAAAGCGAGGAGGATGCCGAAACCGGAGCAACCGAAGAGTCGGCCAAGAATGCCTATTTAGTCATACAAGAAATTGCCCCAATGGAGGGGCTTACCCGCACCGACCAAGGGATGAAGGAGGGCAGAATCCGTCCCGGCGGCAAGATAATCACCTACCTAGTCAACAAATCGGATTCCAGCGGAATGTCAGTTGCGGATCGGTTCTTTTCTCGTGGTTACGGAGAGGAGCAACTTCGGGAAATTATCTACGACAAGATGGTCGACGTTCTTTCGAAATCGGCCAGCGGGAAACAGCTTGCCAAAGACTTTTTGGCGACCCGAGTAAACGCAAGCTCAAGCGACTTGGCCCTCTACAGCGAAGCCAGAAAGGCCTTTGTTCAGAAGATCATCAGAAAACTTTTGGTCGGCGGAAACAAAAACCCATCCATTGAGGATGTTGTTGCCGAGATGAGCGACAACGACCGCGCCCTTGGATTTGAAATGAGGCACATTGTCGGAGCGCGAGAGGAAATACGCCTTAACAACTTCCTAATGCGCTCGGTGGAAAATCACATTCGAAAGCTCGTTGGAAACTACGATCAAGAGGGAAGGTCTCTAATCGTGACATCGGCAGAGGCAAGGGAAAGAAGGCCCACCGAAATCTCTGACGAGGACACAGAATCCATGGTCGAAAGAAAGTTTGTCAATCCGGATACCGGGAACGAGCTAGACCAGAGAGCAGACGAGTCCGCAAACCTTCAGGAGACACTCCTCGCCGAGTCAGGGACGGCAGCCGAGGTCATGGCCAGATACCTTGGGCCAGACAGCCTTCGGATTATTGAGATGAAGGTTCGAGGAATGACCTTTCAGGCCATAGCAGACGAAGAGGGGTTCACGGGGAACCGGCCTGACAATATAGCAAGATCCAGATTTGAAGAGGCCTACTCCAAGGTTCTAAATGCCATAGATGGCATCTATTCGGTAAAGAAGTCGCTAGAAGCAAGAGATTATCTTGGCGATGAGGAAAAAACAAAACTTAATGATTTTGACAAATTTCTTTCTGGGAGACTTGGACGCGGGGAAACATTTGAGTCAATCGCCTCGGCAAGGGCGGAGGCACAAAAGGCAATCAAAGACTCCGGAACTGGGGCTGGCCAGCTTGAGCTTGGGCTTGACGCCAGAACTCCTGACCTGCCCCCTCCCCGCCTTCTGGCAAAGTATTTTGAGCTTCGGGACAAGATTAAGTCCGGCGAATTCGAACCAAGCGATATGGACATGTTTGAGCGAATTGAGTCTATGGCCATCAAGTTTGGCTGGCCAATTCCAGTCCAGCTGAGGCTTTTCGACATTCCAAATATTGTAAGGAGGGCTTCTGATCAGAGGAGCCAGCAGTCAGCGGGGCTTCAGGACGAGTTTGATTTTGGCCCTACTGAGCTTTTGTCGAGAACCCCTGACCTGATGAGTGCCGACGAGCTTCAGGAAGCTCTTGATGGTGACTGGATAACAAATGACGAGATTCAGGCTGCACTCAGGAATGATTCTGCCGGCGACAAGCGCGGGTTGGTCGATTACGGGAAGGGATCCGAGGCAAGCGCGGTCATCAGGGCCGGAAGAGAAGCCACCCCTAACCCTGAGCCATACACCAACGAAGAGGCCATGGCGAAGGCAGGAACAATCAGCCGAGGCCAAATATTAGGCCGGCTGGCCGGGCTTGAGGCCGGCGAGGTGTTGTCCAAAGACGAGGATTACGCGGCCCAGCGTGAACTCAACCAGCTTGCTCTTGAGGCATTCGCATCCGAGGACGAGAAGCAGATCAACGATTTCCTATATTTACAGAGGCAGTATGACAAATCCGGAACAGAGGCGGCCAGATCCTTGCAGGGTAGGAAGCCATTCAATCCTGACGACAGGAATAGGAAGGCCGTCTATACCCCCCTCACCGCCATCGACAGGCGCGACCTTCAAAAAGAAGCCATTAACCTGACGGCAAAGCTAAAGGCAGACCTTTCCGTAGCCGAAGCATCCCTAAACGAGCAAAAGGCTCGGGCAAGGGCTCAATTTGGGCCTAATTTGCCTCAAGAATGGGCTGATTATATTTCCCAGCAAGAGGGCGCAATCGCCCAAATGAAGGCTGACATTGAGGATGGCGGGGTGCGAGTTGCCGAAAGACAGATTTTAGACAGGAATGCAAAGAAAGCCGACGAGGCCTTGGGCAAGGTCGGCAAGAGCCTCAAGGGGCTCGAAGAAGACAGCATGAAGAAGAAGCTGCGGACCGGCCAGACAGCCGGGCAGATTCTTGAGTCCATCAAAGACACCCAGCTTCGGGATGCAGTCCAATTATACCTTTTGGGCTATTCCGTTAAAGATATTGAAGCTCAGACTGGAATCAAAAACGGCAGAAACAAAATTAAGCTGGCTATCCTAAAGGGGCTACGACCAGAGGCAGATCGCCGGTTTGTCAGAGTCCTTGAGCAAGTTAAGGCCGGCAAAATGAGCAAAAAGCAGCTCATGATGGCCCTGAAAAAACACTCTGAGGGCCAAAGCCTGCTTGCCAGAGCTCCCGAGGATCCCAACCAAGACAACTTCACCGTGGATGAGGCAAGAGAGATGCTTTACGACGCCTTCGGTCTAAACACGGAAAACCTAGAAAACAAAGAGAGCGATCCCTTGTTTGGCTACGACGACCCACACGCCGCCAACAAAATTTCCAGCATTATTTCCGAGGGCATCAATGGCCCTGCCTCATGGGGCAAAATAGCCTCCGATGTCTTTTCCTCCTTCATTTTCACGGGGGCCCCATCTCTCGCCGCCAACGTGGCAACAATCCCCTTCGCCAAGCTGGCCATACCAATCCACCTATTTGTCGAGGCGATGACCACGTACTACAGGGCCGGAATTCGCGGCATCAAAATGACCGAAACGGTTTACGACAAAGTTCCTGTTTTCGATGAGGAGGGCAACCCAGCCGGGACGCGGGTAGCTCCTAAAGAAGTGGAAATCGGTGCGCCATATCAAACCCTTGGTCAGGCAATAAAGGGCGGGTTTTCAGAAGCCTTCCGTGCCTACAGGGAGCTTGGCTGGCTTGGGTCAGATGGGGAGGCCCTGAAAAAGGCCGTGACTGCCTTTAACACCGAGACAATCCAGTTCGGCGTTGAGCAGGGCATTGTCAATGTTTCGGATGTCCGCCTTCGCGAATCTGGGGTTCTTGATAAATCAATCCCCGGCTTGGCCGGCAAGGCCGTCAGGCTCGGGGTAAACATCTTGCTCGCCGGCGACGAATACAACAAAACGATGCGAGCCAAGGCCTATGTCGGCGCATTCGCTTACCGGCTTGCCAAGGCAAAGGGGCTTGAGGGCGATGCGGTCAATGAATACGTAGAAAGCGAGTTTGCAGACAAGACATCCCTGTCTTGGAGACTTGCTGTCGACCGCACTCTTCGCGACACCTTTACCCAGCGTCTTTCCATACGTGGGGACGAGGAGCTCTTAACTCCACAACCGCTTTGGGAGAAGGCCAAGGGGCTCACTCGCTCGCTCCGTGACTATCAGTCGACGGGCGAGCTTCTTGGGCTCGCCCCAGAGGCATTGACGATGATCAATATGGAGCTTGGCCGTGCCGCCAGCCGGGTTGCCCGTGGGTCCAAAATCAAGGTTTTTGGAAGAACTCTGAGCCCAACGGAATTGGCCCTCAGATTCGCCCAAAGCTTCTTAATTTTGATTAGAAGCCCATACAACATCGCCCGCGCTTCAGCGGCATACTCGCCGTTTGCCATGGCCAATGTTGCCCTAAGGGCGTCCCGTGGTCGCGTTGCCAACACGATGAATGTTTTTGACTTCAATACTCTATCCCAAAGGCATGCGGAAGCACTTCTGGGGATTACGGGGCTCGTATCCCTTTTTGCCTTTGCCGAGGGGGACGATGATGATGACGACAAGACTGTGCTCATAACCGGGTCTGGAGGTGTCAGAACAAAATATGGCAACCCATCTACTTCCGTCATTATTCGGACTCCACTTGGAAACTATGTGATCCCATACGGGAGGTACGAGCCCGTTAGTGCGCTCGCCTATTTGATTGATGCGGCAAGGGCTACGAAGCAAGTTACAAATGAGAGACAGCCCGCATCCGAGGCCGTTGGGAACTACGTTCAGGAGTTTCTCAGGTATCCATTCACAAAGACTTTTGCAAAGGCGGTTCGTGATTTTGGGAAGCTGACTGGTTTCGATAATCCGTCCGACACCGGCAAATACAAGGGCTACGATGTCTTGCGCGAAAGAATTTCCTCCATAGCCATCCCAAACTTCTTTAAGAGGCTATTTGAGCCCGGCGCAGTCACCTTTGGTGATGAGTCTTGGGATGTTGACAGAATGACCGGCTGGGGGCCGACAGAAATGGCCGGATGGGTTAACTCGTTTTTGCCCGGCCTCCCTGCCCTAACTGGAGAGGAAGACATCTCCCTGCCGCCAAGATATAGTGCCGACCTAAAGGTAAGAGACAGGGAGATTACCGGAGCAGAGGTTCTTGCAAAGAATGTCGGGATTCCGGAGCGCGCGGCTAGACTTATGGGCGGATTAAGCAAGGGTCTGGTTCCGGACGGAATTGCCTATGTGGAATCGAAGAAAGGGAAACTCGATAAATTTGTGTCTGCCTACAACGCAAGATTCCCACAAACAAGATATCAGCCAAAGGCCCCCAATCGCTTTATTCAGCTAAAGGATAAAGACGGAATCTCGACAAACGAAGAGATGACCCCGTCAGAATACAAAACCATGCTGGCCCTAGCCTCAAAATATGCCGGCGATAGAATTGATAATGTCCTTACCGACGAAAGAATTTCAAACCCAACCGAAGCCACAAGAAAACTTGTAGACTCCATCCGAGAGGATGCCGTAAGCCGTGCAAGACAAGCAGTTCGGAATGCGCGACGCGCAAAAGAGAAAAGGGCTGTTGAATCGGCCGGCGTTAGGTAGGAGGTTTATCCGTGGCTTCACCCCAAATCGAAAACCTTGTCAATCAGGCAGAAGAGCTGGAAAAGGCTCTTGAGAACGCAAAGCCCGAACAGAACGAGACTGCCTTGGGCGGGGGTGTGCCTGCCGAGACCGGGTTCTCGTCTCCCTATAAGCTCACCCAAGAGCAGGAAGCAATTCTTGTCGAGTATGCGGTAGAAAGACTTCGGAAAACGGAGACGGAAATGGGCCGCTCCCTGATTCGAGGAGTGTCTTGGGCCAGCCAAACCGGCACAATGGCTGCCCACGAGTCCTTTTTGGGCCGTCGTCAGGTTTACGAGTGGCTCTACGAGAACAACGTTGAGTGGCGTCCTACTGTCATGGGGGGGATCTTTGAGCACAGCAACCTGATTGTGCCGGTGACCCGACGAATCGTCCGGCAGATGATTGCTCGGGCTCAAAAATATTTTATCGGCACAGATCCTTGGTTCAGCACATTCCCTCAGGGGCCTGCAGACCGAGATGTTTCCGAAAGGGTTGAAAAGTATGCCCGATGGAAGTTTGATAAAACCAAGCTGAAGGAGGCCGTAGCCATGATCCTCCAGATGGCTTTTGTTCGCGGAGAGTGCGTGGTAAAGACAACCCACCAAAAGAAAGAGTCAATCTTTCAGCGGAAGGCCAAGGTTTTGGTTGATGTGAACGGAAACGACATTTTGGCGTCCGACGGAGACATTATAACGGATATGGACTCGTTTGTCCCGGGTCCCGACGGAATAACCATGATCCTTCAGCGTGACGGGGTCACCCAGCAGCCAATCGTCCCAATCTTTATCGAAAAAACCATTACACGGAAAATCATTCTGCATGAAGGCCCGACAGCGGAGCCAGTCTACTATCAGGACTTTATTTGCCCGCTTAACGCAACCAGCGTTGACGATTCAGACTTTTGTGCCCACCTCTACGATGCTCCGGTCATGGAGCTTGCCGACTTCTATTCCAAGTCAAAAAGCGAGGAGACGCCAGAGGCCGAGCTTATGAGAATTCAGGCGGCCATTGAGCAGATTCGGCTCTCGGCCGGTGAAAGCAGCAATCCAAAGACAGCCGCAAAACAGGCCCGTAGCGAGCGCGGCGAGGCAGAAGTCACCAACGATCAGGAGAACCCAACGATTGAGATTGCCGAGTGCTATTTGCGATATGACGCCAACGGCGACGGGATTACAGAGGAAATCATGCTGATGCTTGATGTCCGCAATCGAAAGGCGATCTACTATGACTACCTCGCCAACGTAACGCCGGATGGCAAGCGGCCCTTCACGGTTGTCCGGATCAATCCGGTTGACGGGCGCTGGTATGGGCTCGGTGGCGTAGAGCAATTCAAGACATCGCAGGACTTCATCGATCTGACCATCAATCGCCTCAACTTTGCCCAAAGTGCCTCCGGAAGGGTCACCTTCTGGCGGCCTGACGCCACTTTTGAGGGGTCGGCCAACCCAAACCTGATATTAAACACAGGTGGGACGTATACTCTGCGTCCGGGCTTCAACGCGGCCGATGCCCTCACTTATGTCACCCTGCCGGAAACCAAGAACCAAGACCTAAACTTCATGCTGAACTACTTTACTCAGCTCGTTCAGCTTGAGTCCGGTGTCGTGCATGCCGGCGATCAGGAGTTTTCGGGCCTCCCGAGCTCCAAGCTTGCAACCGGAATCCGCTCAATTGACCAAGCCGGAAGCGAGATGTTTAGCCAGTATTTATTGAGTCTGGAGAGCGGTTTAAACCAAATCCTGAGCAGGCTCATGCACATTCTTTTGGACAACTTGGATCGAGCGGAAGCCTTTACCTATCTTGAGGGCGATGCAATTAGCTTGATCTCCGTTAAGCCGGAAGAGGTTAAGGACTTTAACCTAAATGTTAAAATACTGCTTACCCGATACCACGGAGAGCAACAGCTACAAAGTAATGCTCAGGCTGCAAATATGGTGGCCCAGTTCTACGGGCTCCCACCGGAAGTTCAGCAAAAGGTCTCCCTATTTTACAGGCAAAGCCTAAAGGCTCTTGGGGTCATGGAAGCTGATTCAATTATTGTCCCATTTGAGCCTCCCCCTGCCCCGGGCGGAATCACGCCAGACGGAAGGGTTTTTGGTCAGGCAGGATCTCCGGGGTCCCCGGCTCAGTCGGTCGGAAACGCGCGTCAAGTTCCTCTGGACGCCGGGCCGGCCGGCGGTGCAAGCCCGGCCACCGGCACCGCAGTCTAGGTTATGCCTATCTCCATATCTCCGACAGCCTCATCCCTTTCCTATTCAAACGGAGGGCCGTCAGATGCGTCTTCATTTACAATCATAGCGTCAGGGCTCACCCCTGTAAGCGGGGATCTCTCCGTTACGCTAACAGACTCAGCAAGCTTTGAAGTTTCAAAAACCAGCTCTTCCTCTGGTTTTGCGGTCAGCCAGACGATTGCATACACCGGGTTTGGCTTCTCTGGAAATATATGGGTACGAATTAAGGCAGGTCTTTCCACGGGATCCTACGCTACAGACATCATCATTTCCGGCGGCGGCCAAGGCCCTGAGATTGCATCAGTCTTCGGCCAAGTAACAACCCCCCTAGATGTTGCATTTGGGGCTGGGAATGTGACGATTTCAACTGTCTCAGGCAAAACTAGAGTCTCCATTAAAAGAGACATTCTTCCCCTTGTGTCCGCCGCAGAGGCAAATGCATCAACCGGGGACATCAGAAAGCTGATGTATGGACTGATGAATAAGTTTAATTCAACAATCAATAGACTTAAGGGGCAGGACTCGACACTTACAAGTATAACAACAAGAGAAAACTACGAGAATGTGTACCCACCAGAGGACATCAAATACTCAACGGTTTTCACATTTGAAATTCAGCCAGCAATCGACGATGTAAAGCCGGAGCCATAAAATGCCATTCAATCCAGCACCCCAGAGTTGGCTAACCAACTACAGCTTTTCGAGCGACACAATGTCGTTTGATCTGGCATCAAACTATACGTCGTCAATGTCCGATCCCGTAAAATTCATTTTTCGGGTAACGGATGACATTCTCAATAATTATTTGGCAAAGCCGTCCGCAGACCGGCCTGTGCATTGGGAGTCTTCGGCATCTTTCATCCAGCCAGTTTTAACCAGCCCAAACACGCTAAAGAACATTACAAACACATTTCTTTTGGATGCCACCCTGTTCTCGGAGTTGCTTACCCCGAGCATACCAGTAACTCTCATAGCACCGGACTTGGTTTATAACGGGTTCCAGTATTCTGCCTTTTCCTATACTGCCCCAACAGGAAGCTCTGTTGCTGTTGAATTCAGTTCTGATGGAGGACTTACTTGGTTTACAACTGCCCCGACGGCAAGGGGTGCATACCTGATCCGGGTAACGGCATCGAAAGACGGAAGAACAGGGACGGCAACCGACTCATTCTCAATCACAAAAAATGTTCCTAGCCTCTACGCCCCGTCAGACGTAAGCGAGGTTTTTGCGGCTGGGACAGCCAATTTGGCCTTTGGAGCTCCCTTAGGCGTTCAGTTTACTTCCGTAACATCGAGCAACCCGACCGCCGTTTCCGTGACTTCATTCACCGCCTCTGGCTCGGTGGTTCTTCAGAAAAACGCCTCAGGAGAGGCCGTCATAACCGCATCGACTGGCGAAACTAGCGACTATTTTGCAAGTCAAGTATCGTTCACTTTTCAGCTCACAAAGGTTCCCTCAGTCATAACAGCTCCGGCCACCCTGTCCCTAAACGCCTCCAATGGGCTTTCGCAGACCTTTGCATTCACAACAAACTTCACGATGACTACCGCAAGGTGGAATTTGATAACATTTGAGTCAAGTGACACATCTATTGCCACAATAACAAAGGGCGCGAGCTACCCAGCAACCATAAACATTCTTCAGGCCGGAGCATTTAGCCTGACAATTACCTTCCCGGGAGACAGCGAGTATGACGACACATCTGCAACAATAAATGTTGCGATTACGGGTATCCAGCCATTGATGAGGCCGACCATCTCCTTCCCCGGGCAATCCGCCATTGTCACCGGGGAGCCGCTCAACACGAACTGGCTTCCCGGCAAGCAGGCCCAAATTCTGGCTGGACTGGATACAGATTCAGACGGAGAGGGCGATGGCGAGGTGACCCTGCCCTTTTCTTTCACGATCAACATCAACCAGCCGACATCCGGAACGGGCTCGGCCGGAGCGCTGACCTATTCATTTAACACGTTCTTTCCCGGCAATACGAGCTGGATAACCTTTACCCAAGGAGCCTCATCTGTTGGGGTAACCATAAATTCCCTGCCGGGAACATCCAATGGGGAGATAAACGGAGGCCAACTTACAATATCCCTAGCCCCAAATGCCGGAATTCTTGGTTGGACGGGGTCGTTTGACATAAACTTTTATAAACTAGGGCCCCGCCTAAGTCTTAGGCAGTCTGGATTTTACGGGGCAGCCAATACCACCTTTACGGAGGTGACAGCCTCAACCGTCGTTTTGAACAACGCCGGCGAGTATGCGTCCGAGTGGATCGTCTCGGAAGAGTGCTGCCCGCATGTCGCATACCTGAAGGTTGTTGGTATGGATGGAGCCCCAACAACCGGGAACGTAAGCCTTACGCTGAATGGGGCCAGCTGGAACGAGGATCCTGCGACATTTGAATTTGGGGCCACATCAAAAACAGTTCAGCTGAATACCCAGTTTGAAATTTATTTTGAGTATGGAGGGATAACGACCCTTTCCATGGCTGTCCCCGGAACAAGCACTTACAACAAAAACATAATCTTGGATATCAAGAAGGTTCCCTCAAGCCTGTCAATTTCGAATAAACCAAACAACGCGCTTAACCCAAATTGCGGGATCAGCACCGAAGATCAAACGGCGTACACCTTCACGGACAAATATCCGGGCTATATCATAAACACAACACCGCCCAACTTGGGGTGGGACGGCCTTACCACATCGAGGATTACGACGTCTTTCTCAAACGGGAGGATGGACGTGCAGGACAAAGTTCAGGGGAACGGCGGGGCAACACTTCTTAATACCGTTCCGGACGAAAATGACTTAGGAACCTCCCTTTTTACGGCAACGCTAAGCGCAACAAAAAAATATTCCGAATTCACGATCACAAGATCGTTTAGGTCAGCAAAGCCACTTTTGACAGTAACGACATCTTCGTACCAGAATTTTTGGGCCAACGCGCCAAGTTCCCGAGCGCATCAGGCATGTGTGTACAGACCATGTGCTCCACCACCACCCTCTGGATCCCCTGCGGCAACAGGATTCAATCCATACAACCCCCACAATCACGAGCCGATGTATTTCAGGCAGGGCTCAGGCTGGAATGCGCCACAATGGAGTATCCCTGTTCTTGTAACAAGCACGGTGTACAACGGAATTGTGTGGAAGCTTCAGGATTATAGCCCCACATCAAGCCGCCCATACGGCCAGCTTGGCAACGCTGACAATGGACTATACGACATTTTTATCAATGATCCATCGACGTATACAGGAGCCGTTGTTAGTCCGGGATGGGCCAATGGAAGATATGCCTCCGGACGGCTTGTCCAAATGTCATCAAAGATGAATGAAGGGCTTGCCGTCAGCATTGAGACAAAAAGGATTCCAGACCCAAATCACCCGGGAAATATTCCTTACGGGTCCGCCTTTGCCGCCACACCATACCAAGACGGAAATACTGGTGGCACAACGACTCAGTTTGACCCAAGCTTTCTTGCCACTACAGATTCCCTGCAGTCGTCTTGGCAAAGAAACTGGACTTGGTCCGAGCGAGATAATAGCGGTTATCTATCACCATTTTACTACGGCTATAATTCAACAACAACACAAGGCTTCGGGGCCGGAATAAACCAAGTTCCATACAACCCCCCCAACTCCCCCTTCCCAGATTATTCGATCTGGACATCTCCGGACCTCCCATTTTTAAGCGGGTATGTTGGCGACTATTTCGAGCTTCCTGACTCGCCACAGGTAAGTCTGACGTATGGCGCCAGCCAAGACTTTACAGGCGGGGATTGGCTTGGGCCGGACTATTTTACTTTTAATCCGACCATGAGCTTTGTTCGCATCTATAGCAATCAGTATACCTATCCAACCACCTCGCTTCCGGCGAACAGGGTCGAGGGAGACGGCATTGTAACTCACTCTCAATTTCCATGAAAACCTTTGAGCAAAAGTTTAGCGGAGCGGTAAACGCTCAGGACATTGAGGGGCTTGGCGTAAGCCCGGCCAAGGGATACGGACATGTTCTCGGGACTGACGCTAGGTTTTTTGGCGGTGGAATTATTAAGCTCCCCAAGCTTATCAAAGACCACCCATTCAAGGTTTACCTCAGAAAAACACAGGCCGGGGGTTACGAGTTTAAGATAAGGAAGGGCTACGTTGACGGCAAGAAGGTCACCGGCACCGGGGACGGATCTTGGGATAGGCTTCCAAGTTCCAACCACTGTGTAGTCGTTGAGGCCAACATAAGTGACCTCGAAATTCAGGAGGCAAAAATAAAAACAGAGGTCGTATCGCAAAGCGGAAGCATGAATTGGAGAATAACGGTTGCATCTGGGAGGCAGACAAAGGGGAAAATAATTGTAGCCCAATTTGAAAATGAAAATAATTCCGTTGTTGTTATTCAAAATATTCAATCCAATTTGGTCGCGCCGCTGATTTGCTATGAGGGGTACGCCGCAAAGCTTCTTGGTCCGGAGCCGGGCTGCTACAATTAAATGGCCGGTGGATACTACTGGTGCCTTCAGGGCTGTACGCTCGATCTTTTGCCAAAGGAAAAGCCGGAGGGAATGGACCAAAAGCTCTGGGAATCCAGAAAAAAGGTAAAAATAAAAAGAGACCAGCTTTTTAAGTGGATGAACGGAATTTGGGAGGGCAGGCGGACAATGTCGGGTTATTATCGGCAAAAAACATGCGCAGATGAGCCAAAGTGTTGCCCAAACCTTCCGAATTGCTACCCGCCCGGTCAGTCATGCCAAGGTTGTGGTTGCTGCCAAAGATCCGAGGAAACAACTCAGTCAAATATTACACATATTTTCGATCAACAGAATGATCGTGAAGACAAATGCCCAAAAATAAGAGCCCCATATTTCCCCCCGGGGGGTGGCGGTGTCCCCGGAACATACGAAGAGGGAAAGTGCGATGGTTTCAACAACTGGCCATCGTCAAGGGGAAGAAGGCCGGACTCCGATCTGATAAAAACATCTTATAATGTTTGCTTCGAAAACCAATCAACAGCGTGGCATGAAACAACCTACCAAAGGCGTAACATTGGGCCGGTGTCAAAGTACTGCGATGAGCCGGCTCCTGACACAAATTGGATTCAGTACAACAACAACACGACCGACAGAACGCTACAGGCGTCCACATGCACAAGCTCGTGCTGTCCACCTCCGGGATCAAACTGCAATTGCCCCGGACCCGGGGCCCAATCCCCTATTTGTCCGGTAAAGCCAATAAGATGCTACTACGGAAACTGCAGGGTTAGGTTTTTTTCGGTTACGTCAATACATATACCAAAGACTGGACATTGGTATGACCCAGAGAAGGGCGATGTTTACCCTAATATTGTTTTCAGCAGCACGTACCCAACCGTAGACTGGGAGCAGACCGGCTGCACTCAAGGCAGCAAAGAGGGCTTCTATCAAAAACATTCGACAAAAGTGACGATCACCGTTGATGGCGTTGTAATACCATCTGGAAGCACTTGGGGCAGAATGGGCTATATGGGAAATCTCACGGTAGCCGACACTTGGACTTGGGAGGAAAGGGAGAAATAGGATACGCGTCGCAAGTGCATAATATTTTTGCGAGCTACACCCTGTAGCCCAAAAGAATATGTATGAGCGAAAACACTCCGGCGCAAGCCGAGACAAACACTCAGACGGGCGTTTCTAACGAAACGCAGAACAAGACTGTGGATGTGGCGGCGCTTGATGAGCGCGCCTATCACGAGTTAATCCAGACCTTGGACCCCAAGGCCATCGAAGCCAAACAGGCAGAACCAGTTGCGAAGGAAGCTCCGCAACCCGAAACCCCTGCCGAACAGCCTGCAGAAGCGGCGGAAGCCCAAGAGCCGGCAAAAGCTGAAGAGGCCGAAAAGACCGAGGAAAAGGAGCAGGAAGAACCCAAAGCCGATGAAACCGCCGAAACCGACCCGGAAAACCTCCCCGAGAGGATCCGGATCGGAAGCTGGTCAGAGGTTGAGCGAAAGGCCCTGCAAATCAGGGCCCGGAACCCGGACCTCTCGCTGGAGCAGGCGATGGAAATGGCCAAGGGCAAGGATCAGGCAGAGCCAGCCCAGCAGTTGCCGAACTTGACGGAAATCGAGAATCAACTTGATGCCAAAGCCACCCAAAAGGCCGAGGCAATCAAAGCGCTTGAATTCGACAAGGCCGCGCAACTTGAGCTGGAAATCGCCAAACTGCAAAAAGAATTCCGCAAGGCTGAGAAGCTGGCGGAACGACAGGAGGAGGCCGAAAAGGTCGCCCGTCAGGAAAGCATGAATTCCGCCAAGCAAAAAGCGGTGGATTTCTACCCTGACACGGCCAGCAAGGACTCCGCCCTGACAAAGAAGATGTATGAAATCTTCGATGTTTTGCAGGACACGGGCAATCCCCTCATCAGCGATCCCAACATGCCGTTCAAGCTGGCCCAAATGGCCGCCAACGAGCTTGGCATCGCCCCAAGGAACCCGAAGGCCCCCAAGGCCTCCCCTGCCCCGGCTCCAGCAAAGGCTCCCGCGCCCTCACCAAGCGCCGCCCGACGCAGTCCCACCATCCAACCCGCAAGCGGTAACGCTCGCACCAACACACCCCAACAACCAACCGCCTCTGATGTTTTGTCCAAAATTGAGGACGTGGACCAATTCCGCGAACTCATGGCCAAGCTCTGAGGCTAAATTGAAAGGAGGCGATACATGAGCGTTGCTCTAAATATCCCTACCAACAATGCGACGACTGACTTCACAAGTCAGGCGTCCTCGTTTCTTCCCGAGCTTTGGAAGAAGGGGGTACAACTCTCCGAAGCCGCTGAGAACTTCTTCAACCAGTTCGAAGGGCCGACTGAGAGCTACCCTGTTATGTCCATCCGCGACCTGAGTCGCGGTGCTGGATCCAAGATCACGTTCCGCACGATGGCCCAACTCTACGGAGAAGGCGTCACCGGCGACACGCTGGTCAACGACAACACGGAAGATTTCCGCGTTGGCGCGTACAACCTGACCGTCGACTTCCTTCGGCATGCGGTTTCTTACAACCGCCGGCTTGAGGAGAAGACGGCTCTGGCCTCCGAGCTGAAGTCCAACGTCCCCGTGATGCTTGGCAACTGGCTTGGCCGCATCAAGACCGAGAAGCTGATGAAAATGTTCCTGCACAAAGGCGGGAGCAAGAATTACATCTATGCGGGCAACAAGTCCGGCGTGAGCGCCCTGCGTTCCTCCGACGTTGTCAGCTATGATGGCATCATCGCCGCCGGTCAGCAGCTTCGCACTCGCGGGGCCCGTCCGGCCACGGTCGCCACGATCAACAAGAACAAAATCAACCGCTACGTGGTGGTTTCCACCGGTGAAGGCTTGCTCTCGCTCAAAAGCGAACCCAAGTACCTCGCCGCCGTGCAGGCCGCCGCCGCTGCCGAAGGCTATAATGGCGTTCAGTTCACCGGCGGGTTCGTTGACCTCGATGGTCACGCGATCCGTCAGTTCGACCCGACCGACCACGATGGCTTTGGCGCGATTGGCTCGCCCCTCAACTCGAAGGCCTCTGCGGCCACCGCAGTTGACAGCACCACCGGAAGCTCCGCTATCTCCCTCAAGGGTGGTGGCGCTGCCTCCGCCATCGACAAGGCTGCCTACTTCAAGCACTTCTCTGGCTATGCCTACAAGTTCATTGAAGGTGACACCCTGTCGACCGGTGCCGGCTTCGGCCCGACCCAGCAGGCTGACGGCTTCGTTCTGTTGATCAACCCGACCAATGGGAAATACAACATTTTCCATTACTCGGCCAATGACGGCAAAACGCTGACGCTGGACCGCACCCTCTTCTCGGGAACCACCGAGACCACGGGCGCGTTCCGCCGTTTGGCAAAGGCTGATTGGAATAGCACCTATTCCGCGAACGTTGATACCGCCGCAGATAAGCCGTTCCACTCCAATAACACCACCACCACGTTCCCCGTTGGTTCGCTCATCATCGAGTGCAACTCCAGCGGCGTGGCGATTGGTCGCTCCCTCGTTCTGGGTGCCATGGCCGCCGTGCGCGGTTACGGCTCCCTTGACGGCGAGCGTTCGGAAGAGAACCACGACGGCGAATTCGTGCGTAAGACCTACATTACGTCGATCTTCGGCCAGAGCCCGTATGTCCGCCCCGATGGCGAACAGCCCAACTACTTGGTGCTGACCCACGCGGTGAACTACGCCGGTCTGACCCTGCCGACCATTAGCTAAATGGTATTGGACTGGGTGGGGGAGCTTAAAACACTCCCCCACCCTCTCCTTTTCTAATGAGAGCCATTTGCATCATTCTGGGAGGATCCGCACATCTCCCGTATCTACGAATTCAGGACGCCAAGGGCGCCAACAGAACATTTGTATACTCGCCAATTCACCGCGCACACCTATGGGACCGAGGCGAGCTTGGCCCAGAAGATTCCGCAGACTTGGAGTCCATGCTTTCGGTCCCAAACAAAATCTACATTCCGATTGTAAGGCTCCTAAAAGACCCGATCTCAGAAACAGAAACAAGAGGATCGCACCTTCCTGTTGTTGAGGCCTATATGACGGCTGAGAGGGTGTTTTCTCGCGATCCATCCGACTTCAAGGACGAGGACAGAAACAATATCGACGACAGGGCTGAAAAGCCTCGCAAGCGTGGTCGCCCACGTAAAAACCCATGAAAGTTAACGAAGCAATCGACTCCATGTACGAGGTGTTCGGAATCCCAAACAACGCCTCTGCCCCGGACATCATGCGCCGGAGAATTTTTAATGACCTCAATTCTGCCATGCAGCTTCTTTGGACAAAGGGACACAGGCTCTTGGACTACTACACGAGGGGCGAAGAGACGATTACGGTAACGGCAAACCAAAAGGAAACCCTTCTTAGCGACAACATTCAGTCGGTGCTCGGCCCTGTGCGTCGTGCAGACGGCATGTTGCTTCGCCCAATCAGGACAAGAGGCGAGTATGACAACTATGCATCAATTTATGCGGGAAGCATCACAACCCTTGCGGGTGCTCCGCCTCAGGCCTATTTCATCGATCAAAATCGCGGATCGGCTCCCGATGCAACTTCCATCTCAATTTTCGTTGTGCCTGTCCCGACTGTTAACACGACTCTTACCCTTGAGGTTTCGCTCAGGGCTCCGGCATTTACGACGGCCGATTACACAAATCAGACCCAAATCCCCATCCCTCACAATTATGCAGAAACGCTTCTGCTACCGATTGCTAGATACCTTGTTTGCTCGTCCCTCTTCTTTGCCGACAAGTCCAAGCAAAGGGAGCCTCTTCTGAAGGCGGAATACGACAGAGCGCTCCAGACCCTATCGGAGGCCGCATGACGACACTTCAGCTCGCACAGAGGGTTTTATCCTCAACCGCCCTGCCCCAAGACCCGACCAGTATAACGGCAGACCTAGCCTCCGTGGTGGTTGGGGCCATGAATTCCGGGGTTTCCCGCTATCACCTAAACGCCCCCAGCGGAAGGAAAGTAACTCCGGTAACCGCCTACATTAAGCCGCCGAGGAGCTATAGCTCTGTTTCACTAACGCAGGGTTCTTATGACTTTACCGGAATACCGGATTTGGCCCCAGATGACCTCGGGGACACCCTAAGGATCGGTGATAGGAGCCATCCGCTTGCGCTTGGATCGAAACTTCGCGACCCATGGGCTGGGCAAACTGGAATTTACAACGCCGTTCTATTCGACGATGTCGTCCCGATTTATGCACCCGTCCGCAGAATCGAGGGATCAGTAATTTACGACGAAAGGTACAGGCTATCCTACCTATCAAGCCTTCCCCTTGAGGAAGACGAGGTCCTTATCCCAAGGAGATCGAATATTCCCCAATATTACACCATCGAGCATCTGGGGGACGTTGTTGGGGGCCCAGTCAGAGCGTTTGTTAGGGTCTACCCGTTCCCAACCCAGCCAGCCACCATAAGGTTTTCCGCCAGCTTGGAGCCACAGCAGTTTTCAATCCAGTCAATCTCCACTCCTTCCGATGTTTATATCGGAGGATTTGATATAGAGGCGTTTGTTATCCCGCTAATTTTAGCCGAGCTTGCACAGACTCAGGTCTGGAGCCCCGCGCTAGATAGAGGCATGGCGATTACCAAGGGGAAAGAAATTGAGGCCTACCTAAGGACTTATCATGAGCCAACCGGGTCAAATATCAGCAAGGTTCTGACCCCAGCAGGATACTAATATGGCAGTCATATCACCAATTCTGCTTACATCGAGCTTGGTTACGGATGTGCTGACAAAAATCAGGCGTGGCGTTGCCTTGGCCCGCATGGACAACACGGCGGACTTTGCGGCGGGAGTTATGTGCGATCTTCCGGAAAAGATTGATTTTGAACTTAATCTTGTATCAAAGCATCAATTCTTAACCAGAGAGGTAACAGTTGCCCAAAGCGAGAGCTCGATTGACAGCGACACCACCCATGAGCACGAGGCATCCCTGAGGAGGGAGTCCGAGCTTAGCCTTGGAACCAAGGTCCGCAGATCGGCATCGTTGGAGGTTGGCCTATCCTCGTCAACATCCGCAACCCGGGAATCCGAGGTACAGCAGGACACATCCAACCAGTCTGGAATCCAAGCAAGCAGAGACGGGTCGTCTGGAAATGACCGCGATTCAGACGGAACAGTTCAGGCTCAGGTAGAGTCGGACGCAGAAGCATCTGCAGGCGGGACCACATCATCTTCGAATGGAGTTGAGGCAGAGTCAGAAAGCAACAGCTCAGGCGGGAGTGGTACTGAAATGGATTTAACCAGCGAATCAGGAGCCGGCGGCGAAGCCGAAAGCAGCAACGAAACAAGAAGTGGAACCGGAACAACGCGCAACACTCAGTCAGATAATGAAAGTGATACTGGAAGCAAAAGCGACAACTCCGTGGAGGCAGAATGTTCAGACAAGTGCCAGTTGATGGCAATTAACAGGAAGTATTGGCGCCTCGATGAGGAAACAGGAGCCATACAGCAAGCGTCATGAGTTACACCCTAGCAGATTACCTAAATCAACAGACCGGAAATTCCACAAATTCTGGATCTGGAAGTTCGTCTAGCTCGGGGTCCACATCAAGCTCCGGCTCAACCAGCTCATCTACCTCTGGGTCAACGTCGTCATCAAGCTCCGGCTCAACCTCAAGAAGTTCCAGCACTTCGAATTCTTCTTCAAGAAGCGTCAGTTCAAGCACAAGCAACTCCTCCTCAACATCAAGAAGTGTCAGCAAGTCAAACTCCTCGTCCGGGTCTTCCTCGACATCAAGAAGCGACTCATCCTCCGGCAGCAGATCCACAAGCTCAAGCGGATCAAGCTCAAAATCAACAAGCACAAGCTCTTCGGGCTCAAGGTCAACAAGCTCAAGCACAAGCTCTAGCTCAAGCAAGTCATCCTCTGGCTCCAGATCCACCAGCTCTAGCACCAGCTCAAGCACAAGCTCCTCTTCTAGCGGTTCGTCCTCGGGAAGCAGGTCCGGATCAACAAGCGCATCTTCGTCTCGCTCCACAAGCACATCAAGATCGACAAGTGGATCAACCACAAGAACTGAAACCGAGAAGGACGATGTCGGATGCGTTGTTCGTTTCAGCGTTCCAATTGTCGTTCAGTTCCCCGGGGACGTTCTCCCATGAACATTGATATGGAGATTTCCGACATAAGAGACCGACTTCAGACGCAGGGAGAAAGGCTTGCGAGAATGGAGCAGAGGCAAATACAGATCCACGACTGGCTCCATGTCCATGTTCAAAAGCTTGACGATTTTGAAATTAGGATTGCGGAATTGGAAAGAGAGTCGCACAGCCTAAGGACGAAACTTTGGCTCGTTGGCGTAATCGCAGGCGCAGTTGTCTCTGCGGTATGGCAGGTCATTTCAGTTAAGGTTGGAATGTTTTTTGGCAAATGAACATTGTCCCACTTGCAGAGGTTGACGGATTTATTAGGACCGCCCTTACGGAGGTAAGGAAAGGCGTTGCCACGGCAAGGAACAACAATCAGACCAATCCACTCAATGGGATTATGGTCGATCTTCCTGAAAAAATTGATTTTGAGATGATGGTTGTAACGGCATATCAGTCCCTCCTTAAATCGTCATCGGCAACAGAGTCGGTTGGAAGCGGAGATAGGTTGTCGGTGGTATCTGGAGATATCGACTCTTCTTCCCTCTCCGAGACGTCCGGAGACTCAGAGGGCGAAATTGGGTCCTCTTTAGATGTTGGTCGCTCAACAGAGGCAGAGGCAAGCGGTTCGCTAGATTCCTCTCAGGAGCAATCAGTCGAAGCATCAGGAGAGACAAGCGGAGAGCTGTCCTCTTCCGCTGATAACGGAACCAGCAGGCAATCGTCATCAGAGGCCAACACAAAATCAGGCTCAGGATCCCAATCCGACAGAGAATCAAAGAGAGACTCTGAGAATGGGGCGGGCGGAGGAACAGAGCGTGACTCAAAGAGATCCTCAGGTGGCGGCGGAAGCCAAGAAACATACCTCTCATCAGGGACCGGATCAGTTGGCGGATTAGAGTCTTCAAGCGACTCAAGGACTGGGACTGGAACAAAGAGGTCGACAAGGACGGAGACAACGACAGGGAAAAACAACACAAGGCAAAGCGGACTGGTTTTTGAGGAAAACTCTAGATTTTCGAGAACATTTGACCAAGCGACAGGAAGATGGGGGCAGCAAGTGTTCTCCCAAGCACCAAAACCATGCAATCTCAAGTGCTCCTAATACTTGTCGCAATCGTTTTTTCAGGGTGCTCTTCGGTCTCCCGTCGGTCAGCCCCGGATTTCTCCGTTGCAGAAACTAGGCTTGAGCAGGCCTACCAGACCGCTGATCCCGCGACTAGAAAGCACTTGGACGAAGCCAGAAGGCAGCTGGCATCCGCCAAGGAGCTTTGCCTTACAAATACCGAGCAATTAGAGCAGGCCGTTAAAGAGCGAAACGATGCCCTTTCCAAGGCTTCCTACTGGAAGGAGAAGCAAAGAAAGGCCCTAAAGGAGCTATGGATATGGCGCGGAGCCCTTATTGTGGCTGTTTTGTTTTCCCTTAGAGGTCCCCTGCTCTGGATTGCCAGAAAGTTCGTGGGGATACCTTGGTGAAGAGATTTTTCTCAACTCTGCAAGGGTTTTGGGCGTTCCTAATTGCCGGCATAGTCTTTTGGTTTTCGGGCCCAATTTTCCAACAGGCAGACCCAACCGCCGGCGTTTGGGACAGAGGGTCAATTCACGGGCTTGCCATTGGGGCCGCAACCTATTTCTTGGCCGTATGGCTTGCTTGGCTGGCATTTCAAATCGAGTGGCCGTCTCTGGACAATCACATCGACGAGAACCGATGGGCTCAGGACTGGAGGGCGTCCAGCCCGCAGACAAGGCTTTGGTACTCAATCGCTGTATGGGGAGTTCTATTTCTGGGAGCAATTCTATGCCTTCTTTCATGGAGATAGCCAAATGCGTTGTTTTATTGCCTTGGCTCTTCTTTCGTTGCCTTTCATCGCGAGCGGAGGACCAAGAGAGGACGTTGTCTGGGTCGCCTCAACCCTACTGGAGACAAAAGAAGAAGGCGGTCCAAACACCGGGCCCGTGGTGGACGAGATCCTTGCTTCCGTGGGCCTTGCTCCCGGTCACCCTTGGTGCGCTGCCTTCAACTACTATGTCTTCAGAGGGGCCGGCCTTTCGGACCGAGTGCCGAGAACGGGTTGGTCTCCGGCATGGCTATCAGGAGAAAGAAAGCCGGCCGAAAAGGCAGAGCGTGGTGACGTCTTCGGAATTTATTTTAGCAAACTCCGCAGGATCGGGCACACCGGGATCATAGAGGACCCCAAGCCAAGGTACTGCATAACCATAGAGGGAAACACAAATGGAGCAGGATCAAGAGACGGAGACGGAGTCTACAGAAAGCGCCGCTCAAACCAAACGATCGTCGTTAAAGACTGGATCGAAGCCAACACTTCGAGAAATTAAGAAGGATATAAAACCAGCCGAATGGCTGGAAAAGGCCCTTTCCCAGCCGGAAATTCAGCAGTCGATTGTTAAGGCTATTGCCGACTCGCTTTCAGCGGTAAAGCACCAATGGGACGGAAAAAGGCAACAGGCGGATGAGGTGCCAGACTACGCGACGCGCATCAAAGCCGCAGAACTGGCTCTTTCATATATCGTTGGTAGACCGGTAGAAAGACAACAAATTATGGTTGCTCATCAAAAAATGGATGACCCTGTGCAGCTGGTTAAGTCCAGCCCAGCCCTGAGGGTTGCCCTTAAGGAGCTTCTGGAGGAGGGCGATGAAAAACGGAGCAACTAAAGACTACGAGGCCGACGGCCATTCGATTTGGGCCTGCGCTTATGTGGACGGACGACGTAAGTACGAAAGCGGGCACGAAGAACATAAATCAAAGTTTTGGACTGCGGGAGCTCTTTGGTACGCAAATAACCTAAGAAGCGAGGCATTGGACGCAGTCGCCTACTCGCACCACCTGACTATATGCCTAAACAGGATATTGAATGCGGCCATGAAGCTTGAGGCCGGAGAAATCAACGGGATTGAGGGTGGAGCTGAAATTCGAAACATCTTGGAAAATCTTCCAATCACGGAGGATCAATGAGCGAAGATAGGTTTAATGTCGATATAGCCGCCGAAATGTATGGGTCACCGCCGGGTGGCCCCGGGCAGGCGATTGTTCCCGGGGTTGTAAACGAGAACATTGTCGGCAAACCGCCTCCTGCAATTGACATGGCGAAAAACCTCTACAGGGACACTATCGCTTGGGCTCAGTCAGGATTCGAGGTGTCGGAAAAGGATGAGATAGACAGGCGGCTTGAGATTTGTAACTTATGCGAGTTTTTTAAGGACGGTCGATGCACTATCTGTGGATGCTTTATGGCTCTGAAGGCAAGGCTGGCAACCGGAAAATGCCCGAAAGGCAAATGGTAGATGTCCAAGCCAATCAAATTCGTGGCCGCCGGCGATGTTCATGGAAACGAACAGGACAAGTCATCCGTAAAGGCCCTGCTATCGTTCATGGCCGAGTATAAGCCAGAGCTGGTTGTCATGATTGGCGACCTATGGGACTTCAAGGCAATCCGAAAGGGGGCGGGAGACGAGGATCAGGCGTCCTCGCTTGAGGAGGACTGGCAAGCCGGAGAGGAGTTTTTGAGGAAGTTCTTTTCGTTTGGCGACGAAAGGATTTTCTTGAGGGGCAACCACGACGAAAGAATTTTTGATCTGGCCCAAAACTCGAGTTCTGGAATTGCCAGAGACTACGCAAACGACGGCATCGAGAGCATTGAGTCTTTGATGAAAGAGCTTCGGGCCAGAATGTTCGCCTACGACTCGGTTGGCGGGGTCTACGGATGTGGGACGCTTAAGTTTGTTCATGGATACGGACATGCCATGCATGCCGCCAAGCAACATGCGGATGCTTACGGGAACGTGATGTTTGGTCACACCCACGCAATTGACTACTTCAAGTCCGTGTCAATCGACTCAAGGGAGGCTTGGAACATCGGATGTATGTCAAACCTTGCCCCGTCCTACAATAGAAACAACATGCGTAGGATGCGCTGGCAACATGGGTTTGCCTACGGACTTATCCACCTTGAGGACAAAAGCCACGATGTCTTCCTTGCCAGACAGAGAAAGGGCAAGTTCACCATTCCAACAGGAATTAAATCATTCTAATGCTTCACAGACTTCCAAAAACAAAAAATGCTTGGACCAATGCCCTTTATTCCGCGCTTTCGAAGGAGGCGGAAAAGGTCCCGAAGGACTGGCTTAATTCCGATCAGGTCGCCGAACAGCTTGGCGTCAACAGAACCCAAGCCCTCAAGTTCCTTAAGAGACTTAGGCTAAAGAATCTTGTTGATGTGGCCTATTTCAAGGTTTGCGTAAATGACGAGTTCGGATTGGTCAGAAAGGTGCCGCACTACAGGCTCCCGAAGAAAACAAGGCTTACAAGAAATCCGCAAACCTAGCCATCGCCGCTCCGCCATTACCAATCCCAAGTTTCAATGATTCGAGCGCGGCTTGGGCCAAGGCCTCTCTGGCCTCGTAATCAAATGCCAGCATGCCAAGCCTATGAACAACTTGCTCGTCATTGTCGCATAGAAGCCCGTTTTCCCCGTCAGAAATAAATTCAGGCATCCCCCCGGTCTTGGAGCCGACCACGACGGATCCGCTTGCCATTGATTCAAATGCAACTCGCGGGGCATTCTCAAGAAACGGGTAATACATCATGGTCACATGACTTGCCGCGAGCATATCGGAGAGAAGCAAGGGGTCATAAACATGGCCTACTATTGTCCCCTTGATCTTCCCATTGTATGGGTGATCCTCCTTCCTGTAGTCACCAAGCTTCTCCTCCCCGTTCGGACCCCACCCGACCACATGCATGCCCTTGGGCTTTGGAGATGCATGCCGGTAGGCAATTTCCCACATATTGTCCGGATATTTTAGCGGGTCATCTCTACCTATCCGAATTACATCAAAACGCGATCTGTCCCTCTGGTTGAACCGGAACCGATTCCAAGGCGAGTATATGTTAAAATACGTGCCACAAATCCTAATCGGAGCCTTAATCCCGTACCCAAGCAAAATTGGCTCAAGCCTCGACTTTTGGAATCTGGACTGACAAAGAACCGCCGTTTGCGGCAATAGGGAAAGCCCAACAAGCTCCTTTTCTGAGAGCGAGTTCATGCATGGCCAATAGGCAAACACGGCGGGCTTTTCGTTGTTTATGACCAGCTGGGAAAACACCTCGTCCTGACACCAGCACCACAATACCTTGCCCTCAAACATGCCCGGGCGGTACTCCTCTGTTCTTACGCCAATCCCGTCAAAATACTTCCGCCTAGGCTCTCCGGCCTCTAGGACGTCGGTGCCGGGGGTAAGGACGCAAGTCACATCATAACCATTGAACCTTAGGAGCTCTATGATGTGCCCAGCCTCAGGGCCGGCTCCACCGCATTGATGTAAATAGCCCCAAACGTAAATATGCTTCATACCATCCTCTGGATTGACCTACAGCTTCTTCTCATAATTCTTGATACCTCCCTGACAGTCAGCCCACCCCTAATCAGGATCCTTGCGATTTGGTATCTCGCATCCTGAAGCTCCCCAGTTCTGTCATGACTGAGAATCTGTTTTTCCGTGAAGCCCATTGAAGAGCAGGCCTTCTTAAAGTCCGTGCTCCCCTCGATGGCCTCATCTGTATCAGACGGGGCTTGAAGCCTAGCCTCGATCGCCTCCAAGCGACGCTCCAGTCCCCCGATCCTCATAGAGAGCGCCTCAGCCACCGCTTTGTCTATGTCAACATACATTGGGAATGCTCACCTTCTTGCCGTATTTTTTCTCGATATCAGCCACAAGCTCTTCGGTTCTTCGCTTGAACTCCTCATTCGACATCAAAAACATCTCTCTGGCTTTTTCGTACTGCTCGCCGTTGAGCATCTTTTTGAGCCAATTCCATCCGTCCGATGGAAGGCGAATGCATGCAAACCTAATTGAGTAACAAATCCCATTGGCAGCACAAAAGTTTTTGACCGGCTGGCCGACCCTCTCCCACTCCTCCGAGCCAAACCTTCCGGCCCTTCGTTCCCCGCCAAGCTCGCCAATGATGGACACGGCGTCGATATACCAATACTGGCTTTTAACATCCAAAATCTGCGGCTGGTATGTCTGGGTCTCCAAGTTCACGCCGGCACCCCCTCAAGCTCGCGCTTCCTTAAAATCAAATCCTCCTCGGACGGCTTTCCGGCCGCCTCCCATGCCTGTTTCGAGCCAAGCCCACACCAAGGACGGCCTGACGGAGGGCTGTAACAATGGAAATTATTTGGCCTTTCCTTTCTCTTTGGGGCAAGGGTTGGTATCGCGCGATTCATCCACCCAGTCACAAATTTAAGGCAGTACCTTTTGTCTGGGTGTGCCAGCAAATAGGCCTGAAGCTTCTTCATCTCAAGAGCCACATCAACACCCCTCTCACGAGATAGCTTTAGAACTTGCTCTATTTTTACCGCCTCGTCTTCCCCCTTGGCCTCGTTTATCTCCTTCTCAATCCTTGCCTGCTCCCGAACCATTCTTCTTGAGTAAATAACCCCCTCGGAGTTGCGGCTAAAAACCCCGGAGTTTTCCAGCTCGTTGCAGATCGAAATTGCGTGTTTCTTCTCAATTTTGAGCCTTTTTGCAATATCCCCGGCGTTAATGAACTTTCCGTCGGCATTTAGCAGATATCCCCTTTTGGGGGATACATGCATAAGCAAAAGCATCTCCAGCCATAGGGCTTTCGCCTCTAAGGTCAGTCTCGCCGTGTCCCCCCACCAACTGGCGGGACTAAACTTTAGACACGATGATTTCGATGCAGGGGTTTTCGCCTGTAGCTCCATAAACCTTTGTGATGTCTCCGGTGACAACCTGAGCGTCATCCAGCCACCATTCGCTGGATGTCAAAGCGTCCATCACCGGCTTGATTAAATTGTCCCTATCCGGACGAACCGGGGCGTATTCCCTAGCCCCCTTCTTTTTGCCCTTGGGCCTAGCCAAAACAAAAGTCACATCGGCCTTGAGCGGTCCCTCCAGCGGGCTTGCGGGCGCAGACTTGTTTGCGGAAAAAACAAGATCCCGCATGTAAAGTTTGTAAGCGGAATTGCGAAATACCCTCACCCCACCCTTAGAAACAAATCTGAGGGTGCTTTGGATGCTCCTAGGGGCAACCGGTAGCGTGGCAACTATCCTGTTAGAACTCGCCATGCTCCAATCAGCCTTGTTTTAAGGCTCCTCCGCAGGCCCTCGACTCCCACGACTAGGCCCTTTTCGGTGCTTTGAATGTCCAAAACACCCTCAAATGGTTTCGGCTCCACCAAAATCGGCCCGTATTGGCAAACGCAGTAAGTGACCACATTCCGCCAGAAGGCCTGTTGCTTGCGTTCCTCGGCTACCATAATGGCCGGATTCGTCTTTTGGGGTCTACTTGGCATCTACGCCCCCAACTAGGCCCGCAATAATCTCATCGCCAATTAGCTCGTCCCGCCGATCTGCAAGTGCATCACAATGATGCTGAAGAAGTTTCATCGCTAACTCAAAAGCTGGATGAACACCAAGCCCATCTTCTTGCGCTATCGACTGACCACGAAATACCAAAAGAGCATCTACCAATTGTTCCGGTAACTCCATTTTTCTCATGTGCCTTCCTTCTTTTTCTGGGCTATTCCTAGGCGTAGCCCTGCCTCTAACTGTTCAAACGACACAAAAAGGGCCCTAGCGCCCCGGTATTGCTGGAACCGGATCTCCCTAACCTCCGGGGTAACAGCCGGGTCAAGACAGGCGTTCTCCATCTTGGAAAGCTCGGAAAGTTGCTTGGACAGATACCATCCAAATGGCTCGTAATCCCGAAGCCTCTCCACCATCTCAAGCGACTGCTGGGGATCTTCGCTCACTTCTTTGCCTTCTGAAGGCCGGCCGTGTAGGTAATTGCCTTCTTCACGACGTAGCTGATGACTGCTTCCTTGTCTTTTTTTAGAAGCTCGAGCCCCGCCTTAAACAAGGCCTTGCCGGCCTTGCCGTCATAGTGAATATCGACAATCACGTACTTGGTCTTGTCCGGTACGGATTTCCCAAATGTGATAGTTCCAAGGTGCGATGTTTTCTCGCCCTTCTTGGCTTTCCTGACGGCAAGGCCGCTCCTCATCAGCAGTCCCACTTCCTGAGGCTTTTATTGATTCGGCTGTCCGGATCGCTGGCCGTCTTTGAGGAGGTGTTCTTGCGCTTCATCCCCTCCATTCGGGCGCAGAAAGACCGCCGGCGAGACGCCGACTTGGGAGAGCGGGATGCCTCCTCCCTGCTGACCGGAGCCTTGAGGTTCCCGCCCGTGGCCCGATTGTAGCTACGGCGTCCGGCCTGATTAAGACCGCCCTCGGGGTTTTTACCCTCCTTCCTCTGCCAAGCTGGGCTACTCCCCATACATGCTCCTTGCGTTGATCTTCTTGGCCGTCTTCTTGGATTTACGGAAAGCCTCGGCGGTGGGCGCACCCTCCGACCCTGACTTCCTCATCTTCTCGCCCGAGCCGGCCTTGATTCTGGCCCTCTTGCGATGAATGTTGGCGTATAGTCCGTCTTTCATTCTTGATACCCCTTTCTGATGTTTTTCTTGGTTGCCTTCTTCTTTGTAGGCTTCTTGATGAGCTTTGGCTCCATGTCCTCTCGGATCTTGGGGGTATTGCTCACCATCTCGCCCTTGCTGATGAACGCCTGCTGGCTCATTCGTATTCCTCCCAGTTGAATGCCCCGATCACCTTTTTCATGTTTTCGGCGAATAGCCTGTTGCTCTTGATGAGTTTCGGAACCCGCCTCACGGCATGAAGGACGGTCCCGTGGTCTTTGTTGAAGACTTGGCCAATGTCGATCAGCGTCATTTGCAGTTTTTCACGCATGACGTACATCGCCGCCATTCTCGCAAAGGCGATATGGTTCGGGCGTTCCGGTCCAAGCAGTTTATCGACCGGAATCCCAAACGCGCTTGAGGTGGCCATGATGACGTGCTTCCCCTCGATTGCGCCCGGCTTGTTGAGCAGCCCCATCTTGTGAAGGGCCCCAACCTCCATCGCTAGGCGAAGGGTTACATCCCTATATGAGGCCATCTCCATCCTCATCGCCTGAACATCCGAAACCGCCTGTCTTATCTGGGAGATAATCCCCTCCAAACGGGCAACCTCGGAATTGGCCAGCGGATCCAGAATCCGGCTTGCGTTCTTCTCCAAGAAATCGCCCAGCATAGGGTTAGAGTCAAAATTGACCGCCCTGAGCGAGTTCACGCTTACATCAACTGCACCTGATTTCATTGTTTCTCCTTGTCCAGCCTTTCCTGTTTTTTGCGATCCAAGAGCGCTTCAAGGCTGTGAAGCGGCCTCAGATGTCTATGCGGAACGAAGTAACAAATCGGCTCCTTGGAGTATTTGAACTGCTCGACTTGTCCTTCTGATGCATAAATCCATCCCTTGACCTCGTAGTCCGGGCATTTGCCCGCCACCGACACCACGATCCCGCTGTCATCGGGGCGTACTTTTACGTCCTCCCTGCTTGACCAACGGACCTCAAGGTTCGTGTCGGAAATGTCGGGTGAATGAAAGGTGTTCACCCCAAAGCCCCAGTAAATACCAAGGGCCTTCGAAACGGCCAACTCGGCGTGGGCCGACTCAATATGGAAGCCCCACAACTCCCCAGTCACCCGCTCTGGGAACCTAGGCTCGCGATGGCGAAAGTTGGCCTCGGCATTCCTTCGCATCCCGATGTAGCCGGCGACCAGCACCTCGTTGGCGTTGAGCTTCACTTGCATCGCATCAGCCTTTCGAACTCGCGCTTCTCGATAAGCTCACCCAGCAGGGCATCCACCCGCTTGACGGCCTCGGCCTTGGAGCAGTCGTGCTTCTTCTGGATGGCCTTTTCTGCCTCAGTTAGGGAGATGCTTGCCACCTTGAGTGCCCCATCCGTTCCAAGCTCCTCGGCAAGCCTTTCAAGAGCCTCGGCATCATCGGCAACTTGCCGGCGTTTAACCGACTGAAGCTTCCAACCTTTGACCTCGCCCCCGTCAGAGAGGATCTCCCGAGCCCTCGACCGGACAGCCTCAATGACCGCCTCGGCCACCATGCACCCCTCCAAAAGCTTCGGTAGGTCCTGCGGGTTGATGAGGTCTCTTGCCTCAGGCTTGATCTCGGCCAAGGCCATCGTCTGGCTGGCCGCCTCAGGGCAAATGCCAACCGCCCTGCAATATTGGCATTGAGGGCCAGAAACCCTCGTGTCGATCTGGGTCTCCAGCTTTTGAAGCTCGTTCTTAAGCCTCTCGGACTCCATGCGAAGAGCGGACTCGGAGAGCTTCTCGATCACCACCGACTTGCCCGGCTGAAGGATGGTCACATAGGCCGTCTTGACCTTGAATTCCTCAGCGGAAAGCACCGCCAAGGCCCGAAGCTGGGGATTCTCGGTGGAGTCGACCTCGACATATCCGGTCTTGTAGTCGATGACCAGAATCGTCTCGTCGTTGGAATAGACCACATCGGGCTTACCGGTCATCTTGACCTCGGAACCCTCGGCAAATCCAAGCCTTTGCTCCTTGAGAACAAGCGGCTTGCCCTCGTAGCCGATGTCCTCCTTCCATTGGCGCAGGGCCAACTTCTCAAGCTCGACCAACTTCTCCGCTATATCCAAGTCGTCGGGAGAAAGACCCGACAAGTCGCCACGATAAAGCGCATCATGGATTCGGTTGCCTTTTAGCAGGGCCTCGGTGGGCTCCTGTTCGGGCGCAAGCTTTTCAAGGGCATGCGACCCCGGACATTTGCTCCACCGCTCCCGCTTCGAGGCAGAGGGCAATCCCTTGCGATCATCAGCGACAATCACTTCTCCGACTCCTCTTTGGGCTTTAGCTTCTCAAGCTCCCGAATTTGCTGTTCGGTCGCATCCGACACCCACTCGGAGGGAACGCAGAAGATTCTCCGCATATCCTCACCGCATAGGTGAACGACTTTTTCCTCGATCTCCCGATTGCCCACCCAAACAAAGTGAAGGCCTTCGGGTCCATTTATGCTCAATGGTTTTTTGTCTTGCTCAGCCATGCATCTCCTTCCTGACCCTGTCCCAGAGCCAGAGCATGAATGAAACGACAAACACCAAGCCGGTGATCCCCGCCCCGACAAACAGGGCGTAGCCAACAATAGTGAATGCCGTCTCGCTCAACATTTTTACGAATTCCCAGCTCATCAGAACGGCACGTTGTCCAGCGTCTCGGGAGCAGTCTCAAGAAGCCGGCGGATGATCTTGTTTCTGGCGATGTCGTTGGGGAACGGCTTGCCGTTCTTGCCCAGCTTGAGCTCCTGCCCCTCCAGCCAATGAAGGTACTTGCGACCCTCATCCTGACGGGCGATCTGGCGAAGCGTCTGGCCCTTGTATTTGCCAAACGGAAGCACCATGTCCTCGACAGGGGCGTTAGGATCCACCGCCTGCATCGTTTGCCGATTTTTTTCGGCAACTGCCGTGCCCTCGGTCTCGATCAGGGCTTGGCGGATTTCCTTGGCCTCCACCGGATCGGGCTGAACCTCGACGATGCGACCACGGGCCTCGTGATCCTTGAACCCGCCATCGGGGACTTCCTCCGCCGGCGTCGCGGAAAGATCGGAAACCCCCATCAAGGGAACCACCGAGGCCAATGCGGAGCGAACCACCTTGGACAAGGCCCTTGTCTGAGCCATCGACCGGATGGCATACGCAGGGGCGTTCTTCCAGCGTGGCTCGTCACGACCGCAGAATCCCTCTGCCTTCGCAACAACTACGCCGGTATCGGCCTTCCGCAGTTCCGCCGTGGCCACATAGCCGTCCCCCTCGGGACGAACCTCGGCCACTCCGGGGATGAATCCCGCCGCGTTGGCGAGCATGCCCCAGCCCTCAACCTTGATGTAACGCTTCCCCTGAATGGAGATCGTCTGGTCGAGGACGTTGTCTTTCACCACATGCGCCAAGGTCCGTAGCCCGTGGTGAAGGGCTGACGAATCTATGAGTTGATTTGTCGTGTTGGTTGGTTGTGTCATAAGCCGTTCCCGCTCTTGCATTCCTTTTCCAGCGGTGCGGAGCGATAACGCCCCCGAAAGCGACAATTCAAAAAGTCATCAAAATGACTGAGCGCACACATGATCTGGCGGGCGTCATTCCCGCTGAAGTGAACAAAATCGGTCTTGCGAAGACCACGAATTAGGAAATGCCTAATCCAGTCCCATTGATAATCCTTGGGAAACGGAACTGCTTTTGTTTTTTTGCGAAGCCTAGCGTCTAGCTTCGATAATCCCTTTTGGCTGATTGCTTGCTATGCGAAGCGATAATTTTTGCGTGTTCGAATATTTATTGTGCGACAAACTTATCGCTTGGCACAACATCACCGGACACGTTTACAGCTTTACGCATCCTCCATCGTGCGAGTGCCGCAAGCCGAGCGGAGACACGCTTTTTCGGTGATGATTTTCTGCCCCCGAGACTCCCGAGGTATTGCATCCTTTTTCGTACAGCGGCTTCAACGTCGGGCACACTATTTTTAGTGCCTAGTTGTGTCAACACAAAATTTTTTACTCTCTTCTTTGCCGCCTCACGGCGGGTAGTTTTGGGGTCATTTTGGGGCTTGGAATTGCAGGCTCGTTTACATTCCAGACAGCAGGCCCTACAGCCCCGCCATCGCTCCTCGTCAGCCAGAAGGTTCTCGGGGTCGCATAGATAGACATTCTTGCCATTGATCGACCTGATCCTCACAAAAGTCGTCATATAGTCCGGCAAAGGGTTTTTAGGCTCAAATTCGCCCGCCAAGAGCAGCTGACCGTCCGGGTCCATGGGTCGTGTGTCTACGGATAGGTTCCCAAGCACAACTACACTTGTTCCTACCCCTAAAGGGACATGCGGAAATCTTTTCTGTTTCGGGCAATAAGTTCGCATCCATATGCAACTACACTCTGTGTTTTTACACCCAGACCTCACAAGCAATCGGTTGTAGGGATTTACTTAAAAACCCAATTAACGCTACCGGCTCCGCTTCGAAAGTTTGGGGTATTCATAAATTAGCCCAATTTGATTAGTGGTAAAAAAAACAAAACCCCACCAATTTTGTCAATTTTAAAATATCATAAACCATTGATATTTAGGTGTTAAACACCAATTATATCCTTCTTTAGATGCATTTATAGGGCATACACGCTTATGCCCAATCAACGCCATAAGCATAAGGTCTTTCTGGGGCTATGGGTCCGCAAGGGACTCAGGGCTTGGCTCGTTATTGAGGCCCGCAGGGCCAAAGAAACCCTGACAGGCCTTGTTGAGCGACTTATCAGTTCAGCCCGGGCTCAAGCATCTGCCGGCGACGGGCGGTATCCTTCAGCACGGAAAACTCCCTCGAAACGGCCATCTTCGCCAAAGAAACCTTCCCGCCGATACCGGTAAGCAGCTCGTCCAAGCTGTCAGCCGACCCCCTTAGTTGCCACTCCAGCCCGTGTCCGGGCGCATTCTTTAGCTTCTTAAACTCAAAGCGGGGCCGCACAGAGAATCCCCAAGCCCTGTAAAGACTCGTGGCCGGCTGGCATCGGCACCAGAGGTATCCGTGGGCACAATAGCCTCCCCCGCCCAAGGAGCCGTTGCGGTAGAAGCGGAGCAAGGCCACCCACTCTTGGGCCTCATCCTCCCCTCCCCGCATGCTCACCCAGCACCCCATAAAATCCGAGGCATCCAGCCCAAGGATCTGCTTGTAGGTGTGGGGATGGTTCTTCTTCATCTTCCGGACGTCGATTGAGGTTTCAAAAAGGAACATAGGCATACGGCAAATACCCGCCGTGTTTTTAAGCGCAAGCCTTTGTGGTGATTTATTAAAATAATCCTTGCCCACCCCACCGCCTCACGTAGCCGGATGGAGGTGAGCAAAAAACAACGCGGGTAATTGGGTTATGAAGCCCAAATACGAAATACTAGATATCGCCTGCCGCTACATCAAACAACGCACCGGCAAGGACAGCCCAACCGACGAATCCTGCCTGATCCTTTCCTTGATGGAGAGGGTGCTAATTGCCGCTGAAGAGGTGGAGAAAAAGACTCCCCTGCACTCCACCGCTCTTGAGGTGGCCTACCTTCTCTTCTTTTTATCCATCTCGGTCTCCACCAAGAAGGGCCTGAGCCGCTGGGGGAACATGATGTCGGGAGTCACGATGGCCGAAACTCCCCCGATCAAGGGCGAGCCAAAGTTCTTTTCCGAGATGCGCCAATACGGGAGCGGACTCAGGGACGGCTACTATGACTTGGTCAAAAGGGCTTCGGCTGGGTGAAGCGATGCTTTCTCAAGCGCAAAACCCCGCTCAAGCGGTCTGGGAGGCTTCGTCCCTTTACCCAGAAGCGCAAAGGCCAGTTGGATACCTACAGAAAGTTAAGACTTTCCTATCTAAAAAAGTTCCCTTTCTGCCGTCTTTGCGGAAAGAAGGCGACCCAAGTTCACCACAAACGGGGGCGTATCGGGTGGCGTCTTTGCGCCGAGGAATTCTTCATGGCGATCTGCCAAGGCTGTCACGCCGACATCCACGCCAATGGAAGATGGGCCAGACAAAAAGGCTTCATCCTTCCCGCCTAAGATGAGACGCAGGGGCTTTTGCGGAAGTTCGATGCAGGGAGACTCCCACAGGGTTGCCTCTGCCCTCACGGCCAAGATCCAGCTTTCCCACTACGGGATGCGCCCAACCCGTGGGGTCATGAAGTCCATGGAAAGGCGGGCCAAGCGCCATGCCAAGGCCGATCACCTATGGTGCAAGCAGGACACCCCAGAACTTAGTTTCGCCTTGGTCGACAAAGACAGAAACATCATGAAGTTTTCGATGATGACCTACGTCGAGTCGTTTAAGCGCAACAGGGTCATGAAGGGATTTGGATTTGCTTGGGTCAGATGCGACAGGAGGAACAAATGAGCTACGAAATCGACGACGCGCCGGACCCGATCCGTGCGCTTAACTGGATGCGGGACAACGCCGAAAAGCTGGCCAACGCAAAGGCAGAACGGGCCTACATCGAGCAGTTCATCAAAAGCAAAAAGGCCATGCTCATGCAACAAGTGTCGGAAAACTCCCCCACCCTAGCCGCACAGGAACGGGAAGCCTTGGCCCACCCAGAATACCTTGAGCTCCTTAAGGCCCACAAAGAGGCCGTGTTTATTGAGGAGAAGGTCAAAGCCTTGATGACAGCCGCACAAAATCAGATCGAAATCTGGCGAACCCTAGAAAGCACCAAGAGGGCCGAGCTCAAGGCGTTTTGATGGAAAAGGTCGACCTAGCCGTTACCGCCGGCGAACAGGGCCGTGAGGACACCCAATGGTTCACCCAAGGGCTGGCCGCAGCCCTATGCTCTCCCCTGCCCATGCCCAACCGGCTTTGGCTGGATGTCGGGGCCGGCCTTGGGAGGTCAAGGGAACGTATTGAGCCACATGGGTTTCGTGTCATCACTCAAGACCCTGCTCCGGATCTTCCGGTCGACACCGATCAGCCGCTTGAAAAAATCTATGGCGAGTTTGGGGTCGTCTCAGCGTTCGATGTCATCGAGCACGTTAAGGACGTTCCGGCTTTCTCCAAGGAGCTCTCAAGGCTCAGTTGCGGGTATGTGGCCATCTCCGCCCCATTCGATGCAGACAGCACCTACCACTTCCAAGTCTTCACACCGCAATCCCTGCTTCAGCAAACATCCTCAATCGGGACACTTGTGCTGGCTTACGAGCTGGGCGAAGGCTGGGTCAGGCGGATGGACCACCGCATCAAGGAAGGCTTTGGTGCCCTGCTTATATACAGCGTGGGTAATTAGGTCATGAGAGCCGTCTTTTATGCGTTCTGGTTCAACCTTGGATTCATGGTCGGGCTGTTGCTGACCTTGGTGCCAATCCTCCTTATCCGGGGGATCTTCAAAATATGATCGTCTCCCCCTCCAGACTCAAGAGGGTCGCCTTGGAGATTGCCGCACGACGGCACCACAAGTTCACGCGCATATCCCGTGAGTTTATCGAGAAGGCTGACCGCCATCTTGTGCATTGGATCGAGTCCCACATCAGCTCGCTCCCTTCCAAGGGAAAGACAATCAAATGACTGAACTAGACAAACAAGTGGCGTTTGCCCACCGGTGCTACATCGCCGGCATTGTCGTGGGCGCCCTGCTCGGTTCTCTTGCCCTGCTTTGAGACAGGGTTCCAAGGTTGTCTGCGTCGATGACCGGTTCCCTCCGGAGATATTTATCTACTACACCCAGCTGCCCATCAAGGATCGCACCTACACCATCAGGGACATGGGGGTGGGAATTTCTCACAAGGGCGAGGTCGGGGAGATCGTCGTTTACCTAAACGAGCTGACCAACCCAGCATCGAACAAGCCCCCTCACCCCGAGCGTGGCTTCGCACAATGGAGGTTTCGAGAGATCGAGCCCCCCGCCGAGGTCGAGGAGGAGCAAGTCTTAGAACAAGTCGGGTAATTGGGGCATGGAATGGGAAACAGTTGGAAGGCATAAGCTAAAAAGCTTCAAAAACAGCCCTTGGGTCATGGTCAAAAGGCGGGTCAAGATCCGGAAAGCCAAAAACCTCTGGGATTGCTACTGGTATAACACCCGAGCCCGCATCTTCACCAAATACATGGCGGAGCCCAGCTACAAAAGGGCTACAGGAAAAAAGGGCATGGAGCTGGCCTCTTCCCTGCTCCTCTGTCTAGACCCAGCCGACGAATGGGCTCACCCCCGCCAGTCTGTCCGCTTTTTCCGTGGGATAGGCCAGATGGAGCTTTTCAAAAAACAAAGGGAGTAATTGAGTCATGCCAAACCACATCACAAACAAACTGACAATAATGGACGGGAAGCTCGGAAGCATCAAAGAGAGGCTGAAATACTATGTCTCCAAGGATGATGACGGCAAAGAGAGCATCGACTTCAACAGGGTCATTCGGATGCCCCCTTCCCTTCAAATCACCGCCGGCGGCTCGGTTGACGAGGCCATGGCTGCAATCAAGGAGGACACAAAGTTCTTTGCCGAGAGGTTTGAATGGTGGAGCGGCAAGGGCTCATGGCTTGAGACAGAGGGCATCAAAACCCCCAAGGACTTGATGGAATACAAGCGGAGGACGCTTTCCAAAGAGGCTCTGGAGGAAGGCAGGAAGGCCATCGAGAACCTCAAGAAATACGGCCACAAAGACTGGTATGGCTGGTGTTGCGACAAGTGGGGGACGAAATGGAACTCCTACGACACAACTTGGGATGACAGCGAGGTGACCTTCCTCACCGCTTGGGCTCCCCCCGATCCGGTCATCCAGAAGATGGCGGACGAGACCGGACTCACCATCCAGAACGAATGGTGGGACGAGGGAGACCCCGACAACATCGAAATCTCCATCTTCAGTCCGGAGATTGACGGGATCAAACCGGAATACGCCCCGATCCGCCGAAAGAGGAATTCAAACAAGCGATGGGTGGTCGCACTTCCATAAAACAAGAAAGGTAATTGAGTTATGACAGCACTAGAACTTATCAGATCGAAACAGAGGATGGAAAAAGCGGCCAAGGATCACGCCGAGGCCGTCAAGCAACGGCAGGAGGAGGAGGATGCTGAAAAGTTTGCCCCACTCAAAAAGATATATGAAGAGGTAAGGCATCTCCCCGCAAAGCCAAGATACAATCACTCTAACTCTTGCACCGAAACAATTAAGGGTATGTGGGAGAGCAGGCTCACTCCCCGCCACATTGAGTTCTGGAATGACATTGGCGGTGGAGGAGGGTGGAACCTTACGGCTGAAGGCGGAACAATCTACCTAGTCGATCACTATCGGGACATTGGCAAGACCGAGGATATCGAGGAGGCCAAGGGATGGCTGGTCGAGAAGCTCGCCACAATGCTGGAGGATGAGAAATGAGCATCTGCAAAAAGAAACAACAAACGGAAGCGATGAAATGAAACAAGCATTAACAAAAATAGTTAAACTGATTGAGGGCTGGGCAGACGATCAAAAACAAAGGCACGAAGATGTCCTGCTCAAGATTCTAAATACGGCATTAAAAGCCTTAAACCCGAAGCCGAAAAACAAGCGGGGTAATTAGGTATATGAAAACAATCAATCTGGACGGATTCAAGGAGCATAAGCCATCCCGCAAGAAGGGGGCGGGAAATAAACAAACAACAAAGAAAGGAAACACACACAAATGAAAACGACGCAACCAGCCGAAGCGATGACGGCCAAAGATCATCTTCGCATTAAAGAATTGTTGGAAACTATTTCGACGCTTCGTTCTGCTCTCGACGAGTGTCTTGACTTTGTTCAGCAGGAACACGACTACGACAATCCGAGCGGAACAACTGCTCGCCTCATGTCGGAAATTGATGAGGCGATCTGGCAAGCTGATGAGGTGACAAAATGAAATACTTACACGCCTTTGATCTTGCATCTTGCGTGGAAAACGAACACGAAGACTTTTACAACACGCCCAAAGGGGAACTTATCAATGCGATGAGGGCAAGGCTGTCCGGCCTAACGGACGAAGAGGTCTTTGATGCGTTTGGCCACATTGAAACTAATTGCATTGAAAACAAGGAGACTAATTAGATCATGAAAACAATCAATCTGGACGGATTCACCGAACACAAGCCATCCCGCAAGAAGGAACCCAAGCCCCTTCTGAAGGTCGATGGCAAGCCCGTGACAACCTTTGTGAAGGCCAAGCAAGCCTTTGACCACGCCGAGTCCGACCTTCGCAAGGCCAAGGAAGACCTGCTGGATGCGGCATCCCTCGAATTCTGGCGCATGAACCACGCCCGAACCACGGCTGGCGAGCTTCCCGCATCCACCGCCGAGATGCAGGGTGAGGACTGCACGGCAAAGATCACGATGGCGAGAATGTATCCCGCCGTCACAGGCGAGGAGGTTTTGTCGGTATTGCCCAAGCCAATCTTCGAGACTGCCTTTCAGCAGAGCTTCGATTTCAAAATTGATGGCTCCAAGCTGAATCCCGAAACCGCTGGCGAGTTTGTCACCGAGCTTCGGATGCTTGTCGAAAAGCACCGCAGTTCACAGGCGATCACAATCAAGCGTGGATTTCAGCCCACCGAGCAGTTCCACCTTGAGCGACACAAGATTCTGAAGCCAGAGCAGAACCTACAACTTCAGTCGGTTTGCCCTGCGAGAATCTATGTCAGTTGAATCAGCCACCACCCTGCTCACGAAGTCGCCGAGGCTACCGCTCCGACCCTACTCCTGCATCACGGCACTTCAGTTGCAGTCTTTTTGCGACTGGAGTTTTGAGCCGAAGATAAACGGATGGAGGTGCGTTGTGGATGCCGAGCGTGGAAGGGTGATTTCACGGCACGGCACAACCTTTGCCGAGTCGGGACACATACTGGACATAGTCTCCAACACGCCGACCCTTGCCGGTCTCGGTTTACTCGACTGCGAGTTCCTTGGAAGGAGAACCAAGGCTGGCAAGGGATCGGTTGTGGTGATGGATGTTATGGATTCCACCCTCCCCTATCTGGAAAGACGCACCATGCTCGACAGCCTTTGCGAAGTCCCGCTGGACGACATCCCCACAAACGCAATCCTCCGATTCCCCGCCTACACACAGGAACAGGCCAGAATGATCCTTGAGGATATGCGGGAGGTGAATGACCGCCGTTGCGAGGTGATTTGGGAGGGTTTTGTGGCCAAGCACAACGCCTCGCCCTACCCACGCAAATACGACCAGAACGAATGTCGCTACTGGGCGAAAGCCCGACTCCTCACCGCATAACAAACACGCCGGGTAATTGAGCCGTGAAGAGGCTCACACTCGGAGGATTCAAAAGAAAGTTCGGCATCACAGGGCTGGACGAAATCGACTCCGACCCAAACACCCTCACCGCCTACATCAAGACCCTTCGGGAATATGCGGACGGCGGGTGGATGGAGCAAACCGAGCCAGAAAACTTGGAAAACGGGATCAAACCCAAAAACACAGGGGGTAATTCTGGCATGAGATTAAGCAAACAACTCCGTGATAGGTGGTATGCACGATGCCTTAACATCAGCGTCAACGAGCTGGACAAGGAAAAGAAACGCTGGGAAACCCGCAGGGAGAACTGGGGCAAGCTATCCTTTGTCCGACACAACCTGAAGGCCAACAAGGTCAATCCGACCATCGAGGAAAAATACTTCGAGACCTTTAAGGGCGACCTTTGCTCGGTTGAGTTGGAATGCGTTTTCGAGAGTGCCGAGATGATCCCCAGCCTCAAATCCGTTGGACGCTACTTGGTCGACAAGGAGGATGACGGCTCCTTGGAGTATTATCCCCAGCGGGAGGATCGAAACAGGGACGAGGACAACGAGGACGAGTCGGAATGCTCGGATGACTGGGGTGCCGCCGAGTTCAAAGTCACCTTCCGGCACGAGCGTCCCCTCCGACTCCGATCCGTTGTGGACAAGCTGAATGCTTGCGGTGCGGAGGTGAACACCACTTGCGGAATGCACCTTCACCTCGACCAGCGGGGCATCTCCTCTGCGATGGCCAGCAAGCGAGCCAAGCGTCTTATCAAATGCCTTCCCGCATTGACGCAGATTGTGGCTCCCAGCCGTCTTCGAAATAGCTACTGCCATATCAACCGCCCGATCCGTAGGGGCGTGAACTATCGCCACCAGACCAACCGCTACTTGGCGATTAACCACGCTTCCGCCTACCTCGAACACACGACAACCGAGAACAGGCTACACGGCGGGACGCTGGACTTCTGGAAAATTATGGGATGGGTCGATCTGAACAAATGGATTATGCGGTCGGCCGAGGTCGATGCAGTCGCCGATGCCAACAGCCTACGCCATCCAGAGGGCGAGATTAGCGTCAGCTTCGATGACATGATTCGGTTCAAAACGCTCCCCGAAACGATCCGCAGTTATATGTGGAGACGCTATCGCCAGTTTCACCCCGCCGAGGCCATTACCCTTCGGGAGAAGTTGCTTCGGGAAGACCAACACAGGCTTACGGATGGCTACGCCGTCAGCTGAAAAACAGAAAGGATAATTAAGTTATGTGCAGACTAATTGGATTCAGCGTTGAGAAACCCCTTACGAAGGAACAGCTGGAAAAAATGATTAACACCAGCCGTGACCTTCTGAAGGATCAGAAAGACGGATTCGGCTATGCCCTATCGGGCGGGGAGATTGATGGCATCACCCATCTTCGCCTTGTGACTGGCTCCCTGCTTGGCTACGGATACGATCCGCTTGGCGAGTGGGAGTCAGTTGCCCGACCCACTTTCGACTCCAAAGGATTGGTCAAACCCTGCACGGCTGGATTGTTTCACGGACGGACTTCGACCAACGACATTGGGATCAAAAATACCCATCCGTTTGTGAACGATGAGCTGGCCTTGGCTCACAACGGAATTGTGGATTACACCGGACCGAACAGGAAAAAGATCGGGACTTGCGACAGCGAAGACCTTTTCAATACCTTCACCAAGGGCAAGGGCTGGAAGGAGCTTTCCAAGTATTACGAGGGCTACGCCGCCCTTCTGATTCTACGCAAGGACGGCCATCTTACCCTATATCGGGACGAGACCCCTTCCCTCTATGTGATGCGTTTTAATGGCGGGTTTATTGTCTCAACCAGCAGTTATGACGGCACGGAATTGGTCAAAGCGGTCTTCGGGCAAGTTTCGCAAGCCCCGATCCAGATCAAAGCCAACCATGTAGTCACAACGAAACATGGTGCAATCCTCGACAAGAAGCGGGTCAAACCGATTGCCAGAAAGAGCTACGCCAAAGACCAGTTGTCCCTTGGATACAGCACAACCTTCGACTACCCCAAAAAGAAAACCAAAGGCGGATGGGCGGACGGCGACAGCGAAGACAGCGGTATCGGGGATTACAGCGGGAGCGGGACAGATGCCGACTACCAGAACGGATATGACGAGGGCTACCACGACTCGGTAAACGCCTCTGGCTACTACGAAGACCGAACACAATCCAAGAAGTTCCTCGATGGCTACCAAAAGGGCTACCTAGAGGGCGAAAAGGAGATGGCAAAACTCGATGAGGTGGAAGTTGCCGAGGGAGCCGAGGACGAGGTGGACGAGCTGGAGGTCGCCAGCCCGTAAAAAACAACGGGGGTAATTTAAGTATGACAAATTCAAATAACCTCCAAACCATTCGGAAGAAGCTTGTCGATGCAGTTGTGGAAGTCGGGAGCTGGAACAATGCGATGATCCAACTCTCCCACAAGCCGAGGAAGGACAGGGACACCGAGCTTGTTGAGATGCTTGACCACGCCTACGCCATTCGGGACTACGCCGAGCAGTTGCAAACCCTCCTTCGGGGATACCAGATTCAGAAGGACAAGGTCATCCAAGCGATGGAGATGGCAATATGATCCCCTTCGACACGCTAAAGGGGTGGGTCAGACAGGACTTGACCGAGCTTTCCAAGCTTGGGAGCCGGTTTGCGGACGATGCCGTCAGGGCGGTGGACTCTGGAAAGTATGACGATGTTATCGGGGATTTTGGAGGCGGGAGTGTCACCGACTTGTCCGACCTAATCATCTCACTTGAGGAAACACGCTAGGTAATTCTTATATGAACGACCTAACAGACGACACGAAACTGAATTGTGCGGGCGAATTTATGACGGCCTGCGAAAACTCCCACCAACTCAGCCAAGCAGTTTCAATTCTGTCTTCCCTGCTTGATGACGGACTTGTGGGCTTGGAGTTTGTGGAAAACATCGCCGATGCCTTGGCTTACTCGATTGAACAGGCAAAAGAACACTACAAGGACATAGAAGATCAAGAGGATCGGGAGAATCTTCAGAGCGAGACACTAAACGGAATCCTTGAGTTTTCCCACGCCTACCTAGCCAAGACTTACGAGAAGAAGGTTGGGAGGGCTTAAAAACATTATGAGTAATTATTATATGCAAATCAAAGAAACCAAAGAGCAACTATTAGACGGCAGAATCAAAGTCGTCCGAACCATCAGAAAACCAAACCTATCAGTTGTCGATATTGTGACCTACGAGGGGGCAAGAAAATGAGCAAGTCAAAGACCCCAAAAACCGATGTTAGCGACAGGCTTCTGACCTTTGTATCGGGATGTCTTGGACTTGCGGGGAGCTTTCCAGAAGGCCGAGTGAGCAACGCCTTGGCTGATTCACTCCTAAAGCCATCCGTTGCCTCTTATTTTCGCCACGGAGAGGCGGAAGGCTCGCCCTCGGCCAAGGAGTTTACGGAGAAATTTCGGGAAGTCTTGAAGGAGCTACGCACAACCCGCAGGGCTTTGCAGATGATTCAGAAAACAGCCGTGAAAGGATTGATATCGCTGGGTGACTCCTGCGACTTGGATTCGGTAAAGGACTTGCTTGAGCAAGCGGACGAGCTTGTGAGGACTTTCTTCCAGTCGGTCAGAGTCCTCGAAAACAAGGTGGGTAATTGAATTATGAAGCAAAAAACCAACCGACAAATCTTCAAACAGGCGATTCAAAACTTGGACGACATCACGCTGGCCATCCTTCGGGAGAGGATTCTCTCGATCACCGAGGCCACGCTTCGGGACAAGGAGGAGGTCAAGAAGCAGATGACTGGCTCCTTCTTCAATCCCGACAGCTGGATTGGGTTTATTGAGAAGATTCACGAACAATTCAAATTCGAGAACAGCGGAAAGTTCTTTTTCAACACGCCCACCACAAAGGCCGGATGAGCAAAAAAGAAATAGATTACTACGGCGATAAGGACAACTACATCCACCTCAAATTCGGGGATTGCAGAAAAGCCTACAACTTCACAACGGAGTTCAAAAAGGCACATCCAGAATTTGCGGAAAAATATAAGCGATATTGGGATTGGGAGAATGGGGGCTTTGAAGACTTCAAAAATCCCTTCCAAGTGGTGGCTTATGCCTTCAAGAAAAACATTCCAGTTCGCTTTTATTACAACTACACGGACGAACCTGCAAAGGGGTATGAGGACATCATCGACTACTTGGTGCGAGAAAACACCTTCGTTCCAGATGCGGGAGCAATCCAAGCCAAAAACTTTAAGGGTAATTAAGGTATGAACCCCAAAATCAAAGAAGCGATCAAAAAAGAATTAGACCCTATTGATGTCGAGCAACGCTATCGGGACTTGCTCGATGAAGTGTATCCAGAGGTCAAAATAGGATACGCAACCTATTCCCCTTCCCAAATCGTGGAAGAGCTTTCTCCCACGGACTTTAGGGTCGGGGTAGCCGACTACACAGGAACCGAGGAAAACCTTACCGAGGTGGACGGCGAGTATTACGACACAAGCGAGGTGGATGAAATCACGGAACGAATCGAGGACGAGGAAGTCAAAACACAAGGCGAAGACCAATGACTTGGGAGGAGCGAGTCACACAACTGGAGGAGCAAGGCCTCACACGGAGCGATGCACAGGGAGCCGTTGATGTCGAAATTCTGGAGGGATGGAGGCCAAGCGATTTTCAGCCGTGGATGTTATGCCAGAAAACAGCCGAGGTAATTAGGGTATGAACAATACAACCACAACCATCACAGACGGCGAAAAAGAGCAGAACAAGCGGATCAAAGCCAACTTGGCAGAGGTGGATTGGACTCACACCTCACTTGAGGAGTTGGAGGATGTTTTCGAGGACAGAGACCCCTTGGAATTCCTTTGATCGGGGAAAACAAGAGAACCCAAGAAACATCCAAGGTAATTAGGATATGAACGAAACCAACCAGCAGATCGCAAATGTCGCCAAGGAAGCGATTGAGAAAATCCTCACCCTTCTGGAAACGACACAAACCCCAACCGAAACCCAAGACCAAGAGACGATTGAACGGCATCGTGAAAGCGTTATCGATAAGGCGGTCGATTCGATCCTTGAGGATTCGAGCCAGATTAAGGACGACATCGTGGACAAGGTCGCCGACTCGATCGACAACTCCGACATAAGCGACTCCGTTTATGACCGCCTCGATGTTGACGACATTGTCAGCGGGGTGGCCGAGCGGATCGATGACGATGAGGTCGCCCAGAAGGTGGCCGAGAACCTCGACACCGATTCGACAGAATTCTACCGCAATCTTGCAAAGGGCTTGCTGGAGGTGATTAGGGAGGAGGCGAAAGTATCCGCCTAAACTTGGGGGATCGGGGTGGGAGGTGACTAACCACGCCCGAAAAACGCCAAGGGTAATTAAAGCATGAACAACCTAACCGAAATCTACTGGATGCTTGAAAACTGCACGGATGAAATCAATCGGGTCGATGCCTTTGACCGACTCTTAAACGAGATCGGAACCTCGACACGAGTCCACCGCACGATTGGGCGGGTGGAGGAGCTGGCCATAGGGGTCGAATGATGAGCGTATTATCACAGGACGCTTGGAAATATGCCGAAGGCGACCCGAGACGAGACCTTTTTCCCAGTAAATGGGACAACGAACTCCCCCCGAAGGAATGGCAGTCGATCCTGCTCCCCCAAGGCGGGGAAAAGGGGAATCCCAAAAACATCACAGGTAATTAAGACATGAGCAAAAAACACTTCGAAAAACTGGCCGTAATGGTCGCCAGCATCAAAGACCAGATTGAAAAGGAAACGATGACCGAAAGAATGATCGAATTCTGTAGGGAAATGAACCCCAACTTCTCCCCCTACCGATTTAAAGAGGCAGTCAACGACCTCTCTTTAGGAGTCCGCCCTTGCGGATTCTCCAAGGCAACCTTTGAAGGGATTGCCCGCAAATGATCCCCCAAGTCGATCCCCCTTGGAAATGGGGCGTTTATACTGGGAAGGGAGTCGCCGAACCTCCAAAGCCTCGCACACGCGAAGGGGGGGAGGTAAACCCCGACTGGACTTGTGAGGAGCGAGGGAACGGAGTTGTCTTGAGTAGTTTTTCAAAAGGGAACCCTACCGAAAAACAGACAGGGTAATTAAGGTATGCAAACATTCACCAAGTCAGCATCAAAGAAGTCAGTCAAAGAGTTTGTCAACGAGGCGAAGCGGGTGGGCTACTCTGTAAAGGGTGGCATCAGTAAGGCCAAGCTTGAGGTCTTTACCGATGAATGCGAACAGCATCCCGCAGGGGAGCTGGTCTTTAAGGCAATCGCCCCCTTCCCTAATTCGAGCTTCTGGCTGATGACATTCAACGCCGAGTATTGGAAAGAGGGAGCCACAGCGACAGCGTAGGCCACCCCGACCCACCCCCGAAATCGGGCTCTGGGTCACTAGCGGGTAGCGGAATAAAAAAAAGTATGGGACCCACCCCGCCCCCCCCCAGTGTTTTTTGGGGGT